ATAGTATTTAATATCTATTTATTCTGAGATTATATAAGTCGCGGGGTTGCTCGTTGAGCTGTTTGCTGCTCTGTTTAATTGATCTAAGTTGAATACATAATCTCCGTCAGAGTCTGTTACTCCATTGCTATCACAAACAGTAAACTTATTGTTTATATCATAACTATTATCAAGCTGCACTCCATCTAAAAAGCTTTGGTATGTATAAATTGTTCCGCCATTTGCGGCGGTACCACCTTCTGATACATTTTCAAATGTTATGTTTCCTGGTACTGAAACGGTTGTCCCAATAGGAGCTAGTCCAGCACCCAAACTGTTTGGGGATGCGATAACGGTTCTTGATGTGAATCCTTCGAGCGTATAATTGGGGTTGCTTAGTATAGAGGTTGTTGTTATGCCTGCTAAATTGGTAGCGCTGGCACCCCAGTTGAATGTTCCTTTTGTGTCTGTATCTGTGACTGTCAAGCTGTATGCATTACTTAATTTTCCTGTACCGCTTGCTGTTTGCGAAAGGCTTGATGGATTCGTTTGATTTGAATCAACTGTTACCGTAGGTGCATTCAGCATTAATTGACTTGTTGATAAATTAAAATTATCACTTGTGCTACTTGTGCTTGTTTTTATTTTTGATGCAAGGTTATTTATGCTTATTGTTAATGGAGTATTTGCAATATTTACTATTTTAAATGATTCACTGACTGCGCCGTTTGATGTTTTTGTTGCTGTAATTTTTAAATTATTTACACCTCCATCTCCATCTATATTATATCCACCACTAGAATATGAAACATTTTTATTTGTTTCGTAAGTACTTGAGTTGGAAACAGTTAATTGATTATTGGGTGAAGTATAAGAAATTATATCTTGATCTAAAATTGTATTGTTTACGGAGGCTGATTCTGTTGATTTTATTGCTTCTTGATTAGAAGGGTAAGACACTGATCCAATGCTGATAGATGGAGTTGTTGCATTATGAACTTCTGCTGTATCTAAACTTGTTACAGAATCACCAATGGTTCCAAAATTATTTTTAGCTGTGAATGTTGCGGGTTGATTTCCGTCTCTAGATGCTGCGCCAAGTGGCCCAAAAACATTTAATGGTACTGAGAACTCGAAATTTCCATTATGAAGGGTTGTTTTTGAATAACTAGAACTAAATGAAGTTTGTGATCCATCACTTATACCTGCACTTGAGACTGAAATTGATATATCCTCAATGGCAACACCTTTTCCGTCAACCTCAATAGATGAGTTAACTGTGTCTCCTGCTTTAACTTGATTTGTTCCAACAATGTGGGGTGAAGTTGAATTGGTAGCAAGATTATCCATTTGCGTTGATATGATAACTGGGCCATTGGCTATATTAACTGAAACCCTTTCTGTGTCTGTTGCTCCATTTCCTGTTCTTATTGCGTATATTTCTATATTATCCGTATTGCTGTATATGCCATCTTCATAATTGACGGTCTTGATTGCTTCAAAATCTCCGCTATTATTTATGGATATATCATTTGTTAGACTTGTATAACTAACGAAATCTGTAGTGCTACTCCAATTGGATATACTATTATTAAAGGTTGTACTTTCTGATTCTCTTAATCCGTCACTTCTTGAATTGTAGGAGCTGGGGTCTGAGGCGATCACATTTGGATATGTTTGATCAAGGTCTCTTGATCCGCTGGAATGAGCAAAGTCTATAGCCTCTCTTAGTTGGCCTGTACTACCGAAATTATCAATAGCCTGAATTGCTACAGATTGAGATCCGTTTCTACTGGATACAGTTACTGGGATAGTAGCTCTGAAATTCCCGCCTATGCTTTGTAAATTATAACTCGTAAAATCAATTTCTTCAGCTAGCCCGTGGTCATGAACTTTGATGCTTTGTATATCACTTCTATCAAAGTCTACATATATATTTATTGTGTCCCCTTGTTTTAAATGCGTCGAACCTAAGAGCTCACCTTGTTTTGGTGTTACGTTATCTATAGAGTCAATCAGTATATTTATTGGGGCAGGACCAGCTCCAAGCTCATTTAGCGGGAGGATCACTTCTCTTCCGTTTGCTTCCCCAGTAATTCCTGTGAGTCCTGCGGCATCAAGGTTATCAATGAAACCTTCAAAGCGTCTGGTATTTGTTCCTAATTGATTTATGTTGTTGAAGGGTATTTGTTGTCCGTTTATACTTGCAGCTCCAATATATTCATCGTTTGGTCCATCCCATTGAAGAGAAACTTTCATATTTTGCGCGCTTGCAACAGTAATTCCAGAAAGTTGAGTGTTTGGCGTGGGAGTTTGATAAAAGTCTTTGTTTGTAACTCCTTGGTTATCTATAGCATCAGAGAAAAATATAAAGGGGGAAGATTCTTCTAATGTTTGTTCAATTGTTTCAACGGATGTTGCTACATCAACTCCATTAATAGTTAACCCTTGGGTAAATTCTCCGCTTGAAAATACAACATTATCTGAAGTTCTTACGTTCTGATCTAAAGAAATAGATAATCCACTAATATAAAGATTATCAAACACACCGGTCGCCCAAGCTTTAGTTGGTCTACCAACTCCGCCTTCACCACTATTTCTTGGTACTAAATTTCTTGTAGCCATCTTATTTATTACACAAAATATATCTAGAATGATATCTCATCTGTAAACGAGTCTGGACCGGTATTGTATCTCCATAAGTTATTTTTTAACTCAAGATCGTTATCACTTCTTAGTATCCACATAGAGTCAGATATGTGTTGAGCATTAGATGGAACAATGTCCCCTTCTGCATCCAGCTCAAAAGCCTCTTCTAATGTATACCTTCCGGATGTATAATTATTTAAAATTGTGTTACTTACTATTACGTCCCCAGTAATATATTCCTTAAAATCAATTCCTTCTATTTTTAGGGTCGAGGGTATTTGGATTTCTCCACCACCCACTACAAGCTCAGGGTTAAGGGGGTCGTTTCCTATAACAAATTTTCCAGGCTCAACTTCTGTCAGTGGGTTTCTTACTTGTTGGAATTTCATATTTAATTATTTACTTTTTCCCTATAAGTAATTGTGTATTTCATCATAAAGCCGGATATCGTGTGTGGTCTTTTTATGTATATTTTTTGAGCTTCATCACTATCTATCTCAACCGAACTTCCTCCGTATAGTGTTATAAGGTTTGTATTTTCTGGATCATCTAGTTGATGTTTCTTAAAGTCTTCATCTATAGTGTGGAATTTTATGGGGTAACTAGATTCATTGATTAATAATATGCTCTGGGCAAGACCACTCTCATATAAACTTGTGAAATCTTTTAGTTCGTAGGAGTTTATTGAACTAGCTGAGTCATTTTCAAAACGCATGCTATGTAACGTGTCGCTATGAAAAGTATGTATGGAATCTGTACTTCTATCGGGGTCTGTACTTTCTGAATGGAGGAAATAATTAACATGACCTGTTTCTGGGGTACTGGGGTTTGTTCTTCCATTTTGATAGTGGGTATTGAATATGTCGTTCATTACAAATCTATCAATTCCGTAAGTATTTCCGGTTACATTTCCAAATCTGTCTTGATCTGGAATGTTTTCGAGAAGTATAAAATCTTCTTCTATTTTTAGGTTTACGGTTTTTGTTGATAATCTATAGGAGTCTGTAGATATTGATAAATTCGATAATTGTCCAGATACACCCGAGAGTAATCTATGTGTTTCTTGGTCGTTTATTGAGTCAAATTGACCAGATAGTCCAGATAGTAACCTGTGAGTTTCTTGATCTTGTATCAACCCAGATATAGCTGTGGACGTACTCGATAAACCTGAAAGATTTAAATTTTGTATTACTCCAGATAATCCAGATACCTGATCTGATATTAAAGATAGGATCTGATTTGTGTCAGAGAAATCAATATCCAAACTATCAATATTTACATTATCGATAGTAACCCCTACCGCAGGCTCCCATCTTTGACTTTCTAGATTCCAGTTGTAATTAAAGGAGGGACCTGGTGTATCGTAGTCAAGTTTTATTATATCCGTATAACACGGATTATGGCTATGAATATTAGTTTCTGGCATTTCAGAAACTATTACACTTTTTTTTACCCCTTATCTAGGCGATGTTTAATACCGTTTCTTTTCTTACTGTATTCCTTGAAGTATTTCTGCCTCATCGGGTCGTAACCAAGTTTATCTGTGCGTCTTTGACTCATTTCATTACTTCTGTCCATTAGTTCGCCAACAGTGCCTTTTGAGTTTCCAGTTTTTTCAACAAAAGCTTGATTACTAAATGGATCAATACTACTATCTATAGCAGCTTCTGGACTGTAAAATACCCTATTCCACTTTAATCCATCTTCGTCAATATGAACATGTTCATCCTTCATTGATTGAAGTAAGTCAATAGTTTCTCCTGTCTCTGGATGTTCGTATGTATAAAGAGGCATTATTCTAGAATTTTATTTAATGTATTTTCATAAGTAAAGGTTTGTTTTAGTTTTTCACCTTCACTATTATTTATTTTACATTTTGTTTCTGCTTTTTCCATAGCTGCAATAAATTCATCTGCGTCGAAAGTATGTATATTTCCTTGATTGAATTCGCTTCCTTGATGAAAGAAGATATTATCATAGACAGGTTCTGTTCCGTTTGGTTCCACTAGTATACTGTTTTCGCTTGTCGCCCAGTCTTTGTGGCTACTTGCATTTAATACAACACTCCATTTGCCTAAGCACGTGGCGTTAAATGATGGTAGATTCCATCCTTCTGCACCACTCATTCCGCCAAGATCAATGTCGATCGAGTTTATAAAATCGTTTACTTGGGCATTTTGAGGTAAGAATGGAAGGAAATTTATGTTACCATACCGCTTACCTTGAGTAATATTTGCAATTGTACTTTCCATTTGTTCTTTCTTAAAAAACGGATTCGTTATACAGCATGTCAATTGGTAATCATAGTTATTTCCGTATTTTTTTATCCAAGATTGAATTATTTTTTGTGTGTGTTTTCGCTTTTCGAATTTACCCATTAAGCCAAAATGAATTTTGTTTGGCATGTACGTTTTGTTTGTTTTATGAAATGATTCATCAAATCCAAGCGGTGCACTGTGCGCGTTCTCGAATTTGCTTGCGGCATAACTGCTGCTAAACACAACCTTGTCTTGAAAGGATGCAAGCTTTTCTTCTGCTTGTGTTGGTTCGTCAAGTTCATAGAAAGTATAAAGTATTTGGCGAGAAGACACTCTGTGTTCGGACCCGTTTATGTGCCACATTTGTAGTGTTGGTATTTCACTATCTAATTTTGAATATCTCTGCCTACCTGACTCCTCAAGCCACTTCTTGAAGTCGCCCTGATCTTCTCCGAATGAACTAACATCAATCTTTCCAATTGGGAATAAGGCAACATCCATACCTTTTTTGAACATCGCCTTGAGTAGATTATAGGATACATTACCGAATGATAATGAGTTTAGAGGCCCTTTGTATATTAGTTTTGTCATATCAAAATGGGATATCTGCAAATTCGTCGTCCACTTCTTCTGCGCGGGGCTCTTTATTTCTTGATTGATCTCCGTTGGAGGCATCTTCGGACTTATCGAGGAATGTTACTTTCTCTGCAACGCAATATGTGCGCGTACGATTCTCTCCATCTTTTGTTTTCCAGCTGCTGGAAGTAAGTCGACCTTCGACCAACACTTTCCTACCTTTACTTAGAAAGCGATTACAGTTTTCAGCAACACTATTCCATGTTTCTATATCAATATAGAAAACACTATTGTTTACCTTGTTGTTGATTGCGATTGCAAAATCACAAACCTTATTATCTCCTTTGATTTCGCGAAACTTTGGGTCGCGGGTTAAATTTCCTAGTGCTATATATTTGTTCATAATTCTTCTAATAATTCTTGTTGTATGTGTTCTATTGCTGAGTTGTGAATGTTTATACATCCTTGAATACTTAAGTTCATTGATTCACCTATCCTTTTCCATGGCATAACTTTATTTTTTGTTCCAACAATGTATCTCATTTCAAATATCTTTTCTACTCTTGTATCAGGATGCTCTCTGATTACCCCTAATACTTTATTAAACAGATCTTGTTTTATACTTTCAGAGATTGTATCTTCATTTAGATCGGTATTGTCTGCCATATTTTCTATGAATTCACTCTGAAATGCTGGGCGACGTTTGTTTCTGTTATATAGATTTAGGCACATCCATTTAGTTTCGTTTCCAAGATAAGTGCTAAATTTCGCACCTCGGTCAGGGTCATATTTCTTGGCGGCATTATATATTTTATATTCCTTATCTTGTATTAATTCGTTATAATCAATAAAGGGGTTATTGGGACTTGCGTAATTGTTGATCATCTCAAGGTAGATACCGCTATGCCTATTAACTAACTCTCCAAGACTATCTTCTACATCAATTTGTTTTTGGATGTTCTCTATGAGCTGTGAGTCTTCTACGTCTTCATTCATAATATAGATGATAACACTTGATTTACTTTATTCGATATTTCATTCATACCTTCAATATTGAAATCATTCCACTCAATGAGGTTCCTGGATTTACTTTTTAATATTGGATCGTTATCCAATTCTTCTTGGTTGGGTGCTATGTTCCCTGTTCTAGTTATATGTATTGTCTCTCCGCCCATCTCATGGATCCAGTCTATCTCATTCTCGAACCTAACATCAGTTACAAAAACATAAACTTGGTTTCCTAGGTCTCTAGATACATCATCTTTGATTTTGTTAACCCAGCAATTTTTATTCAACTTCCTTCGGATGTGTGTCCCATAAGTAACAAGGAGTGGTCTTATAATTTCTTTTTGTTTTGTATCCTCCGTAAAAGCGGATATTCCTGCATACTTTGAGAGTAACTCATCTGCCTCCTCCTTTAATGAGTCGGCGAACGCATACCTTTTATATTTTTTTCCAGCTTTGTCAAGAAATGGTTTTGACAGGTTAAACAATGTATCCTTCCCGCATCTAGCGAGCCCACATATTCCTATGAGTTTCATAATTATGCACCGAATACCATCTTAACATTAGATGATAGGTCATGTTGTCCAGCATTAGCTAACATTCTTGATACACTATGGTACGATATTAGGTCATCAAATTCATCATCCATTGCGTCAGCCTTGAGTTCATGGGAAATCATAACTGATGATAGTTTCAGGTTTTTGCCGCGCCGATCAAGCATCTCCCTGAGAGCTTCGGTGCATGCCTCGGTTTCGTCTTCAGCTTGGATTATCACTGACCAGTCTGAGCAACGAATCATATAATATCTTCCATCACTTAAATCTATAATTTTCATACAGCAAGTATATCAACATTTCATCAATTTGTCAATTCTTATATTTATATATATTAATTAAGATATATCTATGAATATGTATTGTATTAACATTGTACAATTAATTGAATGTCCAGGATTCAAATTATTAAATTTTGTTTGACAAAACATGGTTTTTGAATTAGTATTGTTTGCATGAGAAAATTCACACAGATACCAAGTGCCATCCAAGAGGATGTAATTAATGGAAAATTAATAGGTAACGATCTCGTAGTTTATAATTATCTTGTAACTAAAGCGAGTCACGGTAAAACTATATTTTTCACAAACGAGAGAATCGGTAAAGATCTTGGTGGAATGTCTTATGGTAAGATATCTGCTAGCTTATCTCGACTAAAGAAAGCTCACCACATATCAAGATTCAAGACTTGCAACAGGACCGCAACAAAGCTGGAGACCGTAGTTCTTGATGGAGGTAAACTCATAGTTCGTGGAAAATCATGAAGGTAGCTTTATGTTTTAGCGGAAAACTCGGAGCTTGGAAACTTACAAGAGATAGTATATTTGAAAATGTAATTTCGCCACTCAAGCCAGATATTTTTCTATCCACGTGGGAGAATGAGGATTATAGAAGTTTCTGCAAGCATTACAAACCGATCAGGTTCTCAGCACTTGACTACAGTAATCATGAGAGTAAAATGAAAAGCTCCACAATCGATATTTGGTCAGGACTTAAACCCATGACATTTGGAATGAAGAAAGTTTTTGGCGTGTTCGAGGATTACGTAAAACTTTTTAAAAAAGATTATGATCTTGTGATCAGGCTACGCCCTGATCTTGATGTACTAAATCAAATCAAGGCTCACGAAATTAAAGATGCGATCAATCGCGAGCATATCAAGTTACCATATTACGAAGGACATAAAATATATGACCACGAAAAAGAATTAAAAAAAGAACTCGCGTTTAGCTTTGTTTACGAAAAAGCAATATTACCAGATCAAATCAACGATCAAATAGCAATTGGTGCACCCAAGCAAATGAAAAAATACATGAATTGTTTCGACTCAATTGAGGAACCAGTTAACTTTATGTGGAACCAAGGTTACCCAGATTATATGTGTCGAATTCCTGAATGCATATTAACAATGTATCTAAAAATGAACAATATAAAATATTCACCATTGACAGGTTCTACAAAATATGGTAATCTAAAAACAAAATTAATAAAATGATAAAATTAATAATATTTGATCTTGATGGCGTACTTGTTGAGTCGCGCGAATTACATTTTATTGCATTAAATCGAGCACTATCCGATATTGGTGAACAATACGTTATCAGTAAAGAAGAACATCTCTGTAAGTATGATGCGCTGACCACAACTCAAAAACTAGCAAAGTTAACTCGCGAAAAAGGACTTCCTGAATCTAGTCACAACAAAGTATGGAAATTAAAACAACAAAAAACCCTTGAGGAAATTGATTGCTTTACAGTTGACACTCGAATACAAGATATACTTGAATCCCTCAAGAAAAAAAATTATACAATTGCATGTGCAACCAACTCAATACGCAGCACAGCAAAATTACAACTCATAAGAAAAGGATTCTTCGAACATATAGATTTTCTTTATTCAAACGAAGATGTACAAAATCCAAAGCCAAATGCAGAAATTTATATGAGATGCATGTTAAGATGTGCAGTCAATCCAGATGAAACAGTAATCATTGAAGATTCGCACATTGGTAGAAAGGGCGCTCTGCGCTCAGGAGCTCATCTCTGCGCTGTAACTGATAGCAACGATTTGACATTTGATAAAGTTCACAATACTATCATTAATGCAGAACGAACATCACATATACAGCCCAAGTGGCAAGGGGGAAATATGAACGTATTAATTCCAATGGCAGGTGCAGGCTCTCGATTTGAGCAGGCGGGTTATACTTTCCCAAAACCCTTGATTGATGTCAACGGCAAACCGATGATTCAAAGAGTGGTTGAGAATCTAAACATGGACGCTCGACATATATTTATCGTACAAAAAGAACATTACGAAAAATATTCGCTTCAGCACACACTCAATTTAATTGCGCCAAACTGTGAAATTGTACAAGTAGAAGGAATCACTGAAGGTGCGGCATGCACGACACTTCTTGCGAAAGAATTTATAAACAACGACGAACCGCTTATTCTAGCAAACTCAGATCAGTATGTAAATTGGAACAGTAATGAATACATGTATTCATGCATGGCTGACGACATTGATGGATCAATATTGACATTCGAAGCGACTCACCCAAAATGGAGTTACGCAAAATTAAACGAGGACGGCTTTGTTACTAAGGTAGCAGAAAAAAAACCAATCAGTAAGCATGCTACAGTTGGAATTTATTTTTGGAAGCGTGGAAAAGATTATGTTGAATGCGCAGAATCTATGATCAAAAAAGATATTCGAGTAAACAATGAATTTTATGTTTGCCCTGTTTACAACGAAGCACTTCTTCGAGGAGCTCGTGTTAAAACTTTTCATATTGATAAAATGTGGGGACTCGGAACTCCCGAAGACTTGGATTTATTTTTGCAGTATGAAATTAATAGCTCATAGAGGAAACGTTGAGGGCCCGAACCCTCAACGTGAAAATGATCCTGAGTACATTCTTGAAGCAATTGATAGAGGATACGATGTAGAGATTGATGTCTGGGGACATAATCAGTTTTGGCTTGGTCATGATAATCCACAATATCCATGCCCACTAAGCTTTCTGATGCAAAACAATAACAAATTATGGATACATTGCAAAAACGACACGGCATTATTTACTCTCATACATTTTGATTCTTTAAACATTTTCTTTCATCAAGAAGATGATCGTACATTAACATCAAAAGGATACATATGGACATACCCCAAAAAGAATGTTTGTGAAAAAAGTGTTTTAGTATTAGAGGACACAAGAAATTATGTTGGTAAAAATTGTTTTGGATTGTGCGGAGATTATTTACAGTGAATCACGAGCCGTATGTTAGCCGCTTGGATCGTTGGTGGCTTGAGTTTAATAAATGCTTATTAAAAAAAATAGAAGCTTATGAAGATACAGTATCCATTATTATACAGGGCCCACTTAACAAAAGAAGTATTAATACTATTCCTAATTACTTAAAATGTGGAGAGGTTATTGTAAGCTGTTGGAATAATGATGACTTATCACTACTGGACGCATATAAAGATAAAATAAAAATTATAGTCAACAACTACAAAGATATTTTTGGAAAAGCCAAACGCACAAACCAAAAGCATCCACTTATACTTCAAAACCATACAACATATAACGGATTAAAAGAAGCGACTGGATACTTTGCGATTAAAACACGATCTGACGAAAGTTACCCCTCGCTTGATCCGTTACTAAAGATACTTAAATCAAATAGAGATTCGCAAAATTGGTATAAAATCGTAACATCCAATATTTATTTCCGCAGAGACTCACAAGTTAAATTTCACCCCTCCGACCACTTAATAGCTGGCAATAAAAAAAGGATGCAAGAGATCTTTGAGTATACTTACATGAGGTGTATCATGAATAGAATTGGGGCTCTTGGTCCAGAACAACTAATTGCACACGGAGTCATATCAACTTACCTTGACCCTATTTTAAAATTCCGCGATAAACCTGACCCAAATCGCTCAAAAGAACAAATGAAAAAGCACTTTGACATTATTCGAATACGCGATCTACCTAATCGCACATGGACATCTAGTTACAGAAGATACGATTCACTGAGAGCAGAAGAAGATTGGTGTCATCATATAAATGACCTGTAAAACGGCTCAATCCCTATATCCAAGCGAGTTATTGCGTACAGAACAGTTATCGGTCAATGGGGGTTTTTTATTGCACATAATATAATTGAAAAAAACAACATAGTTGATATAATCATTAAACAAATTATTAAACTATGTCGCTAGCAATATATAAACCAAACAGTAAAAACACAGGTTGCGCATTTAACTTTTCTATCGGGGTCGATAAAAAGAAAGAGCCTGTAGTATACGTCAACGCAATTCAGCAATTCGGTTGGGACGAAAAGAGGAGGACGGGAAACTTCTCAGGTAATGCTAGCGACCCCGAAAAGAAAATTAATTTAAAATTTACTGAATTCGAAATTGGTGGAATGATTAGCGCGTTTCAAAAACGTCATGAATTTTCATCTTACCACGCTTACGAAGAAAACAAAACCACAATCAAGTGCGCTCCCTGGGACAAGAAATCAAAAGTTCGCAATGGAGACAAAGAAGAATGGATAACACTTCCTGCCTTTGGAATAAATTTCACCAGAAACGGAAATCAAGCATTTAGAATTCCACTTGAACCTGGAGAGGTAGAAAATCTTTGTGAGTTCTTAAAGTTTTATTTAAACACTCTTTACTCGCATCGCAGAAAAGAAGAGCTTAAAAAATTAAAAGACTACAAGTCAAACAAAAAAGAAGAAAGTCAAAGCCCTGAGCCTAGTGAAGACGTTCCTTTTTAATGAAAAAAAAGAAGGTTTTAATACATAGCAATCACTGTAAAGCTTTTACTGGATTTGGTAAATGTACCAAAAATATACTGATACATCTTCAGAAAACTGGTAAGTATGATTTAGTAGAATTCTCAAACGGAATAAGGTGGGGTGATCCAAGTTTGAAAAACCTACCATGGAAAGCTGAAGGTTCCCTACCTTCCGACTCCAGAACTATAAAAAAACTACAACAGGATCCTCAATTAGCTAGAAATGCTGGATACGGAGCTGAGATGATAGATAAAATCATCGAACGTGAAAAGCCGGACGTTTACATTGGAATTGAAGATATTTGGGCTTTCAATGGTTTCACTGAAAAAACTTGGTGGAATAAGATAAATTCAATGATTTGGACAACGTTAGACAGTCTTCCGATCTTACCTGACGCAGTTAAAGCTGCCCCAAAAATTAAAAACTATTTTACATGGGCAAGTTTCGCTCAAAGATCTTTGAATGAAATCGGTCAAGATCACGTAAAGACTCTTCGTGGCGCATTAGACACATCTAATTTTTATAAACTTAAAGATGAAAAACGTTGGGAGCTTCGTCAGAGACATAATGTCAACTCGGATGATTTCATCATTGGTTTTGTTTTTCGCAATCAACTTCGCAAAAGTGTCCCGAATCTTCTCGAAGGATTCAAAATCTTTTGTCAACAAAACCCAACATGCAATGCAAAATTACTGTTGCATACTCACTGGGGTGAAGGTTGGGACATACCACGACTACTGAAAGAAAAAGATATAGATCCAACAAAAATTCTAACAACTTATTATTGTAAAGAATGCAAAGAGTATGAAGTAAAAAATTTTTCGGGAGAAAATCAGGATTGTAAATTTTGTGGTGGAGAAAAAACTCAAGTAACAACAAGTACTAGAGCTGGAGTAGATGAAGATCAGCTCAATGAAATTTATAATTTAATGAATGTTTATTGTCACCCATTTACAAGTGGTGGCCAAGAAATTCCCATTCAAGAAGCTAAGTTAACAGAGCTAGTTACTCTTGTAACAAATTATAGTTGCGGAGAGGATTGTTGCGTACCTGAGGCTGAAAGTTTACCTCTTAGTTGGACAGAATACCGTGAACCAGGAACTCAATTCATCAAAGCAAGTACCGACCCCAAAAGTATAGCTTACCAACTTCGAAAAGTTTATGAAATGAAACCTAAAAAGCGTGAAAAAATGGGTAAGCAGGCGAGACAATTCGTTATAGATAATTACAGTGTAGAAGTTATAGGTAAGCAGCTCGAAAAGGTTTTGGATGAAATGCAGCCAGTTGATTGGAATTTTGATTTTGAGACAGAGGAAAGAGATCCAAATTATGAACCAATACAAACAGATAATGACTCAGAATGGTTAAGTGATTTATATAAAAACATACTCAAAGTAGAGACATATCCAACAGATGAAGGGCACAAGCATTGGATGAAAAGGTTAAATGATGACTTAAAAAGAGAAGACGTATTAGAATATTTCAGAAGTGTTGCAGAAAAAGAAAACCGTGAAAACAAAAAGGTAGATTTAAGTGACCTATTAGACGAAGACGATAAAGGAGAAAGATTGTTAATTGTAATGCCTGAAAGAATTGGAGATATTTACCTCACAACCTCACTGTTACCAAATATAAAAAAACAATACCCAGACTTAAATATTTATTTTGCAACTCACCCTCAATATTTCGAAGTGTTAGATGGAAATCCTCATATTCACAAATGTATACCTTATCACGACTCTTTAGCAAACCTACCTCTCATGGAAGGCCAAGGAGATCATGAAGGATATTTTGAGATTGCATTTATTCCATTTTTAGGCACTCAACGAATCGTCAACTTCCCACATAACGGTAAAGATAAAATACAATTTGAATTATGCACTTAATCGAACAATATGCACTTTCCTGCGGTGTTAAAATAGGAAAGCCCTCAATCGAAACCTCTTATTTTCCAATTGCACCTAACAAGTATATCACATTACATACAAGTAACCGAATACAATCAAAAACTTACGATTACTACAATGATGTAATAAATCTACTCACCCCCTACCTAGACAAGGAAAATATTAAAGTTGTACAAATAGGTAATAAAGAAGAACCTAAAATAAACCACTGCGTTCACCACCAAGGGCAAACAACTATTCGTCAAGCCGCGTATATCATTAAGAACTCAATGCTTCACCTCGGGACTGATTCGTTCAGCTCTCATGTTGCAAGCGGCTTTGATAAAAAGATAGTGAATTTATATTCTACATTATACAAAGAATGTTGTGGCCCGTACTGGGGAGATAAAGCAAGTCAAATTTTACTCGAACCAGACAGGACAAAAAGAAAAGCTTCATTCTCAGACAGTGAATACCCAAAAACAATCAACGAAATCAAGCCTGAGCAAGTCGCTAAATCTGTATTGAGGTTATTAAACATAAAAAACAATTTAAACAATATTGAAACATTTCACATTGGCGCTGCATATCACGCAAGCTCGCTCGCAGTTGTCCCAAATTGTGTGTTAGGTAAAAGCTTCGCAGCAGGTCAACCTGCAAACATACTTGGTCACGAACATTTTGACGAACAGAATATAGCTCAATGGGCATACACCCGCAAGGTGAACCTATTTCTTGATCAACCAATGCAAATCAACTATCTACAGGCAATCAAAAATAATATAAATCAAATCAATTATTTTGTACAGCCAGATGATAATGAAACATTTTTTAAAGCATGTAAAAAGTTAGGTATTAAATTAAAATTAATATGCAAAGATAATGACATAATAAATGATTTAAGATTAAAGTTTTTCGATTGGGATGTATACTTTTTTGAACAAAAAACAAAAAATGATATTGACAATCATCATAAAATATGCAATAATACTCGTTATAAAAGCGCACAAGTCATCGTATCCAATAACAAAATCTATGCCAGCAAAGCGGCATGGAGAAATGGTATTGAAGGAGAACACAATACCGTTATCGACTGCGATGAGTTCTGGGAAGACGCAATCAATCTAAAACTTTATAACGACAATAATAATGGCACGTAAATCACAGACCACATCAGACAATTCTGTAACATATGAATCAGAGATTCAAACAAAAGAAACAAAAGTAGAATACCCGAAAAATTACGCCGACGGCCCAGGCAAGTTTCAGCGCAATGCATTTGGACTACTAGGTGATGTAGACTATGAGTTTGCAGAAGATGGTTCGGTCAACTGGAGAAGTATGATCAAAGATGAACATTTATTTCCAAACCGCTCATGGTTTGATTTACGCAAAAAAGATCTTCCACGTAGTATAGACGGCCTCAAGGATCATCAACTACTTATCAAGCTTAGTGGAATCAAGGAACTTGCAAAGCTTCGTGGTTTTACAGATGTATCTTACGAGGTTGTTAAATGTCAACCTGATCATGTCGCTGTAATTTGCCACATGAGCTTTCTACCTAATTACGAAACCGGGGGTAAGGCTGTACAATTTCAAGACATGGCAAATGCTACTCTTGACAACACAAGTAGTTTCGCTACAAAGTTTTTAGAAACTATCGCATGTAATCGGGCATTCGTTCGCTGCGTTCGCAATTTTTTAAACGTCCACATTGTAGGTGACGATGAGATTGATAAGTCAAACAATCCAGGGGGAGGAACAAACAATTCGTCATTAAATATTTCACCATCACTTACTCCATATTCAATGGTGCAAAATCTAGCCAAAGAAAAATTAAACTGTTCTAATTTTGAAGAATTTAAAGTTGTGCTTCGAGATTGGTGGAAAGACGGAAAATATCAAAACGACAACGCAAAAAACTGGAGTGACTATAGTGATATCTCTCCAACTGATGCGCGTATATTAATGCGTGAGATCAATGGTTAGATCTGTCGATCAGTTCTTGAATTTGTTTTTCTAACTCACAGATTTTAATATCTTGTTCTTGAGTAGCGCCGATCAATAAAGGTATTATTTTCTCGTATTTCATTGCGAGATAACCATTATCTCTTTCTACTACTGTTTCTGGAGTAACCTTTTGAACCTGTTGAGCAATTAAACCTATGTCGTGACCACTATATGTTGATTGAAGATTTGTATTCCAATCAAACTCTATAGCATCAAGGGAAAGCACTTTATCCAAGCAGCCTGTAATAACAGATATGTTATCCTTTAATCTCTCATCAGACGATGAATAGAAAGCTGTAATATCACCAACTACATTAAGATCGCCAACTATTGTTGCGTTTCCATCTATAATTAAATTTCCTGCACCACTAATTGGCCCAGAACACTCTAATCCATTATAACAACCGACGTAAAACTTATCATCATCGTTTACCCCAGTTGCAACAATATCATCTCCGATTACATGGGTATTATTTCTTCCGCTAATATAGTTAGTTGATCCATTTATTACAGTACAGTAATTAGAATCCAATATTTCATTATTAGAACCTGCTAAAATTGCCGAACCTGTAACCTGATGCATATTAAATATTTTCTTTTATAGATTTTAATTTTAATCGAAGTTTATCAATTTTTTCTTGCTTCTCTTTTACTGCGGCAACCAATATCGGAATTATCTTTTTATAATCAACAGCCAGGTAATTATTCTTATTTTCACGAACAGCAACAGGAGCAATCTTTTGAACCTGTTGAGCAATTAAACCTATATCTTTACCAGTGTATGTTGATTGTAGATTATTCCATTCGAATCTGGCGGGAATAATTGAATTTATTTTCCTCAACGATTGATTGATAGGAACTTTGTTTGTTTTTAATTTTAAATCAGACAAACTGAAACCAATTATATCTCCATCCGCAGCCAATTCTCCACCAATCAATGCGTTTCCATCAATATTTAATGTAGCACCATTCTTATTTTCTATGTTCCCGTTAACACTCATCCCATTAGAACATGCAACGTATAAAATATTATTTTTTTGAGCTATTTTATTTGATCCTATTATATGAGTATTATATTTACCATTTACTCGCCCAGACGCACCAATGGTATTTGATTGACCATTAACTATTGTGCACCTCCTAGAATCAACTATAGAATTATAACTACCCGCTAAAATTACATTACCAGGATCCCATCCAAATAAAAACAAAGCAGGGTTATCTGTAGGCCTATCACTAAATGATACATCGGTTGGCGCGGTAAAAGTCATAATTACCTTACTCTAATATAATCAATTCCTCCTGAGGTGGGAGGGGTAGTGTTGATTGCTACATTTGACATAAATATTTTATATTCACTATTTATAATAAATGACCTATACTCTTGCAACCGGTCAACCCATAAATACACTCCGAAACCTTCAACTTTTCCACTTTCAACGATATCAATTCCTGATGCTGTGTCATAAATTTTATCAGATGTATTTGTAGGATTTGTGTTGATGTATTGTTTTTCGAAACTCCAATGCCCTCCTATATAACTTCTATCAAAGTAACACCATTTTATTTTTTGCTGGCTTGAATTTGTAGGATAATCTAAAAATAATTGGTCAGGCCATATCCAAATCGGAGCGTATTGTTGCTGCTCAAAAATTTGCGGCTCCAGCCAAGTCCATCCTAATCCAAAAATAACGCTTGATTGAATTACCTCAATATGAAGGACCCATCCTTTTCGATCGATTCCAGGATTAAATGTTAATGATGGAATTAAATGCTTATTCACCCAAAATGACAACTTGTTAGAATTATCAGTATCATTTTTTAGATAAAACAAAACAGTATCTTGCATATCTGCAAAATCACTAGCTCCGTAATCATTAATAATACATTCATTTCCATTTATCCCCAATACCCTAGATGAATAAAGACCTGTATCTGGGTCTGGAATTATATTTGTAAGTATATTTGTCATTACAATGTATATTTAATACTATTATTATCACCACCAAGTATTGTTTGATTTGTTCCTCCACTAATAGTATTATTTTGACCTGCGCCCATAAAATTAGCGCCTTGATTCTGGCTTGTTGCATCAGGCATTGAATTTTGATAACCAGCAACAATCGCTGAAAAATTATCGTTACATATGCCACTAAAACCAGCACCAATAAAAGAAAATCTTCCCGTGATTGAATTCTCCCCTCCAGCCACAATTGCCGAAGCTAGAGAATTAAAAGAATTAGCTTGTGTCGGAGAACTAACGTTATTATTGTAACCCCCCCCAACAAATGTAGCTAAAGTATCTTTTACCCCAGACATCCCCTCAACCTGGTTTTCGGAATCAAGAATAGCACTCACCTGTTCTCTACTTGTATTATTTACAGAAGCTCCATGTATTTCTATTTTACCCGCAGAGGAATTAAATCTCATATATGAAATTACATCCTCATCTTCATTGCCGTCCCCATTTGAGTCGTACCTAATTTTTTCTCCCGTGGAATCTAAAACAGGCCCACCGACATCAAAAAATACGCCAGAGTCTGTTCTGGCTAAAAGAAATCCCGCGGGATCATAACTTTCTGTTGTTGGGGGAATTTCAAATGGTGAAACATTTAAATTGATCAATCCCCCCGTAAATCCATTTGACTGAATCGTACCACTAACATCATCACCCCCTATAATTAATTTATCTGTAATATATGCTTCATTAGTAAGTAAGATATTAGTTGCTACATTTTCTAATTCGGTCCCAAATTCAGACCAATACGAAGAATTAACACTACCACCAATAATAGGTTTCTGTGCAGAAAAGTCATCTTGTTTAGCAATAAAATAATTACTATTTATAGAGTCAGCAGGAGTTCTGTCTGGATGGTTTTGATTAAAGCTAACTATATCACCTCTACCAGCAGAATCTGTAGTTGACGGAGTAAAATTATAAACATCTGTATTATTCCATAAACCTCTATACGTTGGAGTGACACCTGCAAAACCTGATTCCCCCACTTTACCGTCATTTATTCTCGTTATGGTAATAGATTTCTCGTAAGAAGAATTTACTCCAGAAACATATAATATAACTGAATCAGCAAGGCCGACCCCTGGAAACGCTTCGTCAATTATATAATCAAACCCATGCACTAAAGGAGTGGAGTCTAATCTTTTTCCTAAAGCAAAACTACCACTTGCGATCTTGGTTGGTACACTGGTTGATTCATCAATAAAATTATTTGGGTTATACTCAAATCCAGAAATATTATATTGCCCATTATTAATAAATTCATCATAACCAAACACAGAACGTCTATTATCTCCAGATAAAACATCCATCCTAAAACGAACGCCTGTTTGAGTTACAGAGCTATTCCTGAAAGTTGAAATTATCTCGAGGCTAGTAGGTGAATTATCATCAGGAATAAAAGTGGAAATTCCAGCAGATCCATCCTCATAATTTTCAGCCTCTATATAATTAAAAAAGTTCGGGGAGACATCTAAATCTATAAAATCATAATCAAATCCATTCGTTTGACGCAATTTACCTCTTAGCGTTAGAGTATCATCCTCAAAACTTAAACTGCTTCCTCCCCCCTGAAAAGCGAAAGTTCCGTCTCCACTTACATAGAACCCTGACTTACTCGGATCAGAGTGATCTATCCCAGTAAAACCAACTGACCTAATTACCCCAGCATCGCTACCTGCGTAACTTATTTGTATGTCTGCACTTTTTATTTCTCCTGCTCTTATTTTATCTGCACCAAGATTATTAATTTGTGCATCAACTATTGAGGCATCGGCAATATTAGCAGTACCAATTAAAGCGTTTGCAAATACACTAAAGGCTGGAGTTACCTCGCCTAGAGAATTTATTCTACCTATTATAAAATCCCCATCATTAAAATCAGGATTATTATCTACATTGGCGGGATGAATAGATCCTGTATTATAAACAGTATTTCCAGTTTGCCACCAGATATACCCGTCACTAATATTTGTTGAATTTAAAGAAATATTGTATTCAACCCCAGAGTAAAATAATGCATGACTCTGCCAATTCCCATTTTGTGAAAATGGATTGTTTGGATTTAATGCTATTGTATTTGTAAAAGTTTCAGTTAGTGATGTCTCAAAACCAGTTATATCAGTAGCGGTTGCTTGTCCTGGAGTTAAAGAAAGTCCTAAAACATCATCTCCTGCGCTTAGAGCTGCTCCAGTAAATGGACTTTTATTTCCCGCAAAATCTACAGCTCTTATCCAAAAATTTTCAGTTGTATTTGTTTTTCCCGGGTATATAGTTTCTAAAGATGGAGAATTTGCAGGAACATCAAAAATATTTTTAGCTCCAGATATTTCTAGCGCAGGATCAAACGACTCAGATGGAATTTGCCCATTCTCCGAAAAGCTGTAAGCGACACCATCTATTTTTCTATACCCAGTATTATCAGCTTGAGACAAACTCCCTAAATTACCCTGGCTATCTCCGGTATATAAAGCGTTGCCAGTCCAAGACCAAATTTCATAGTGATCAATATCACTTTGTTGTTGTTTAAGTAATCTTGTTGATCCGTTCTCATATTCTGAATTGGGTGCTTGCCAGTTTAAAAAGAAATTCTCGAAAGCTGTACTACCAGACAGATTTGCCACAGGTCCTGGTACAGCACCTGCAGCGCTAGTAGGATCTGCACGCAATACCCTCCCAGGCATAGAGTTTGGATTTGGATTATTATATCTTTTTGGGTAAACTATGACTCTATCTAAAATTCCCGCGTTATTTGTGGCGTTATAAAGAACACCGCTTCCAAAATCATCAAAAGGAAGAATCTTATAGTAATATCCCGTTATTTGATCAATTCCATCAATTCCAGAAATAGGAGGTTCGTCAATTATTTGATTTATATTTTCTCCAAAAGTTGAATCTGAAGCTCCTAGAGTAATACTAACTAACGGAGAATTATCTCCAGTTTCAGATATAGCAAATCCACTCTCATCGACAATATCAAAAACACTATTTTCTGATCTATATAAATGTACTTTTGTTGTTTTCTCCTGAAAACCTAAAGCGTAATTAAAATTAAATTTAACTTTAGAGGCTTCACTTATACTATCAACGTCGAATCCATCCCTTAGTATAACAGGAGGAGGATTATCTGCAGAAAGTCTATTTAAGTTAAAAATTTCACCCCTACTGTCAACTAATGCCAGCTCTATCCCGACATTTCTTTTGCCGCTTTGAGGAATACCTACATGACCAAAAACAATATCTTCGTACTGAGTTTCTCTCTGCCAATATGGAATCCATTCTGTACCCTCGTATGTTGACTGAGATTCTTCTCCTGCCAAATTATTTGCGGGTATTGGAGCGCCAACAGGATTATTTGCTTCAGCCTTGTAAACGCTTGTTCCAACATTAACAAGATCTCCTGAATTATATGAAAAGATTATATCTTGACCAGCGCTTTGATTTTGCCAAAACAGAACATTTGTACCAGGAACAATAAACCCAGAATCTTCTGTCGGACCACTATTTTGAACCCCGCTCCATATATCATTCGAATAAACAACAAGATCTCCGGTCGAAAAATTCTTACCACTACCCCACTCACTAACCAGTAAGCCATACGGCTGTATATAACTCTGCGCACCGCTAAATGTTTGCGGTCTAGATGGTTCCCACTTATCAACCAGCAAGCCTCCCTCCTGAACAGTACGATTAGAAGGGGTTATTCCAGATGAAGAATCAACAGCTTTGTATATATCGCATTCAACCTCTGAAAATAAAGAAGTCACACTCCACTTACTCTGATCAGACCCAGGTAAGGATACAGATCCGGACTCTTGATACTGTAAGCTTTTATACAAAGTTGAATCATACACAACAAGGTCATTTAAATCGTAGTTACTTGAAGTGTTGAAATTTCGATAGTTCTGAAGTGGGGATATCACTAAATCTCCAGAAGAATAAGTTTTTGAAAAATCAAATAATCCATCCGTATACTTAGGCCCAAAACCTTGAGTAACTTTATAAATTTCCCCCTCGTAAATAAAAGATTGTCCTGAAATGTAATTCAAATCCTTAGACCATTTATCATAAGAAGGTTTTATGGAAGGGTCTTCTAGGTCGGTACTTAATATAGCCTTATAAACTTTACCCAACGAATCACTTACATAATCTCCAGAGCTATAAATTCCAGTATAATTAAAAGCTTCATAAGAAGCGGGGAACCCCCCCGTACCATATATAGAATTATTTAATTCCCTTGTATACTCAAAGCTTTCAAATATTTTAGCAGTAGGTAAATTATAGACGCTTTCTATTTCTAGGTCTTCATTTCTTTTTATTGATTCAGAATTAAAACCTTCAGTAATTCCTGTTAAGGTTTGATTGGAGTTGACATCGTATAGAGATCCACTCAACCCAAGAACAGAAGGAATGCCTCCTGGTTTAATTAAAGCTTTGTATTGAATTAAATCGACAGCATTCTTATCTTGATCAACAATATCCCAATTAAATATTAAATCATCTTTTCTCTCTAAATATCTTAAATTTGCAATTTCTATATTTGACTGTAGAGGCGTTAAGGCACTTCCTGAAATTATTTGATCAACAAGCCCCCCATTACTTAAAAGCATTAAGTTACCAGGTCCAAAATCATCAAAAAACTTAAATGTATAATAGTATTTATAACTAAAAATTTGCTGAGTTGAAAAACTATCACTATCGGAGCTCTCCCTGCTGTATACATAATCAAAACTTCTCCCAACATTATTCCACAATGAAGAGTTATTGCTTGGCCTATTAGTATAGTCCCCACTATGACCAGAGCTGGACTGGTAAACATTACCGTCTTCAAGAACCATGTCTCCTGACTGATACTTAAAACCATAAACCCAAGAAACATCATTTCTTGCTGTGTTGTTTATTTTTTCAATAAAACCTTTACTCTCAATTAGATCTCCAGAATTACTTAAATCTACATATTCAGGTATTCCAAGAATGTCAATCTCTACTCTATCATAATCAAGGTCTTCAGTAGACCAACTAAATGATGAATTAACTCCATTTAAATTTTGAGAGAAATTCAACAACTCAGTCTCATAATTATTGCCGCTTATTATTCCAGTGGCAGTTCTTCCAAGATTATCTATAGATATTATTTCCAAAGAAGTGTCTCTCGATAAATTTAAACCGCTAAAAACATCAGAATCTAGATGTATAGAAAACTGCCTATATTCCTTAAGGGCTCCCGATACATTTCCAGGGGCAGTATTTATTTGCCTTGAAAAAGATTGTATTGCTATATTTAAATCCGAATAAGACCCAATATCAACCAATTGCCCGCCAGTTTTTACATTCACCTCGAACCCAGAGAACATATCGTCTGACAATAAATCTGTTGATAAAGATTGACCCTCCTTGGGGTGTCCTACCGGAGGGATCAGTTCCCATAAAACCTCTACATCCCTACCTAAAAATTGTTGAGATACAATCAACTCCCCTCCAGTATCGATTGGTGATTGGTTTACAACTAGCGTATCCTCAACCCCTCCATTTAACGAAGAAAATCTCAAATTATTAAATTTAAACGTCTCATCGAGAAATGGGGGTGACACAGTAACAGACCCAATTATAAAATCAGACCTAATACCAATCTCACTTACAGCAAAAACCTTTACCTCGAACTCGCCATAGTTCCCCTCTAGAGATATAATTTTTATACAACTCTCACCTAAAGAATCAACCAACTCAGAACCCTTGCCAATTTTATACTGAAAAGAGTAATTATCAGAAGTTCCAACAACTTCGTAGTTAGCACTTAAATCGTTAACAGTAAATTCTACAGATATTGATGAGGATTGCATTATTTTATATAGTTAAATCATTCAATGATAGTGCTGTTGGCGCATCAGGGATATTCATATCCGCCTGTGGGGGTATCGGTAAATGAGGTTTCCGCACAGAACCTTTCTTATCTACAACATTAAACTTTGAACTGTTATATGTTAAACCGGAAACTTCATATTTACCCATTTGGATTTCTTTAATACTAATTACCCTAAATAATTGAGACTCTAACATTCTTTCGATCTCGCTTTTTGCGGATACAGTAAAACTAAGGTCTCCCTTCGAAGAAATTGTCGAGGAGTTTAATAATAAAGCTCCATCTCTAGAGCTAATTAGCTCTATAGTATTTAAATTAATAAAAATACAAGAAATATTTTCTTTATTCAATTCTGAATTCAGGCTTGAATTATTGCTTGAAAATCCAGATATAGAGACAACACTAGTATTTCTTAAATCAAGTCCGTGCCCAGAATTTAAAACAATTCTTATTGCCTCTTGACCTTGTATAGATTCTGTAGAATCTATAGATATTACATCAGAAATATTTGACGATTTTAGTCCTGGATTAATTTCAGATATAGTAGTATTAAAAGATGAACTTGGGTTAGTTGGGATAATACCCAAAGAATCTTCAATAAACGAAAAGAAATAGCCGTGACTAGAAAATACATTTTCAATAAATATTGTTTTATCTTTTATTTTAATAGAGTCACCGGTAGATATACCACTTGTAGATTGCTGAAATCTATAAAACTTATTGGAATATTTTTCAGAATGAACCCATTCATCCAGAGCGGATATATACCATAAATAATTATCCCCATTACTCTTCAAGAAGATCCAACCCAAAGAATCTAAATAAAACCAACCAGAATTATTCTCTATTTTATGTTTAAGAAAAACCCACTCATTTAACTGAACAGAATATACCCAACCATCATTGTTTTCTATATTTATATATCCAAATATAGAAGAGACCCCCCAGCCATTAGTTAGCGAACCCTCTATTTCAAGGTTTTGTATTAAGGATTGATAACTTAAACCCTCCTTAGAAGAAGCGCCAATTAAACCCTTTATGGAATAACTAGAACCTATAGATATTTGATCTAAAGCCTCGCGGGTCTTTGCGTTATTAACACCAATTACGGAAAATGGACAAAAATAATGATCGCCCCCATCAGCCCCAAGAAAATCTCTTCCTTGGTCAAATATATGAACTACTTGATATTGGGAGACAGAAGACGGATCATCGAGTGAGATTTGAAAAGTGTTTTTTGTTTTATTGACCACAAAGTATATATCATCCTGACTTAACCCCCCGGGTAAGACTCCTTCGCTTTTAAAAATTATTTTTTCTCCAACATCAAAATTATGGTTATATCTTTTTATCCTATTTTTCGCAAGGTCAACCTCTAAAGGTATTTTAAGTAACAGCTCACACGCAATCGTTCTTTGCCCTTTTGGTCCTTTTTTGATATTACCACCTTGTTGTAATAATGCATCAAACTTGTAAATTTGAGGTGTAAAAAGAGATTCAATTTCCTCATCTTGATCTTCTTGGGATCCTTCTGATCTAGCTCTTGATTCTAAATTTTCTAGAGTTGAGTTTGCGACTCCTGCGCAGATTGTAATTTCTACTCTTGATAATATAGGATCATCCTGTATAGATTTATCTAAAAGTATATATGGATCGTTGTGAATATATTGGATTTCATTTATTTTAATCGTACGAGAAGATTTTATATCCAGAACTCTCCCGCTTTTTGTTTTACCGGTCCTCAATTCATCAGATACCTCAAATATACACCCAGGAAACAAGTATGAAGCTTCTTGGCCAGCGGTAAATACTATCGTTTCTGTTTCAAACTGGGAGGTAACAAGTATCCATTTTGCAAACCTGCGGGCTTGACTCTCAGAGGTTGTACCTAATGCCATAGCTTCATTTTCTATATATCCAAATTTTTGTATAGCTTCAGCGTCTTCTTCATAAACTAAATCTGGTTGATAATTTTTTGCAGCATTATTAAACCTTACTAAAGATGCGGTGATTCTTTTGTTTTTTTGTACGCCAACATAAGAAAATCCTTCTTTGCTTACGTTCGAATTATTAAATAACTGCACGGGGTTTTTTTCAGAATCCTGAATAGCTAATATTTTACCTGAAGAATACGCAGATATTCCTCGAAAAATTGAAGCCAAGCTTGTAATCATTCCTAAAGCTTCAGATCGATCGGTTAAAAATAAATTAGCAGAAAACCTAGGTTCAACTACAGGGTGATTAAACTGCACAGCGCATGCGCCAACAACTGAATTGAACAATCCCTGATTATCTTGTATTTTTGGTCCGGAAACAGTCAGAGATAGATTATCTGGATTAGAACTTATCAAAACCCTTTCTTCTATATTTATTTTCCCTTCCCGATTAACAGATTGGTCGATCAACAATTCCTCGCTAATAGAATCGGTTCCGCTTGATATAAAAAACGCAACCTTTTTACCTTTATATAAATCTCCTTGCCCAAATAGAGAAATAAATTTTTCCCTAGTTAATTCAAGCAGGGTTGGAGTCGGATTATTTAGGTCTACACCTTCTTTTTCAAGTATATAAGAAGCTACCGTGGATGACTGTGCATCATTCCATGTTGTTCTATGTTTCCCATCCCAACCAATTAAACCCCTAGTTTCCCAATCGTTATTTGGGTTATTCCCCCCCCAATTTGTATAAGTTAAACTTGAACCGTCTGACCAAGTCCAGCTTGAATTATCTGAACCGTCTTGCTCTAAACCAATCCATGCACGGTAAAAACGGTACCCTCCTTTTTCAATACCGGAATTGTAGGCATCAATCATCCGTGCATTTTCTTGAGAATTTCTTATGATAGCGAGTCTCCCACCTCTAGATATTGCATCTGCTTTGGCCTGTGAATAAGTATAGTTTCCATTAATAACTTCATATGTGCTATAATCATAGCTCGGAGGGTCTGGAGTTGGAATCTGTATAGACCCTTCATCTATCTTTATCTGAATCTCTAATTGACTCAAGTCGTAATTGCTTAAAATATTTGTACAAGTAAACGCTATAGGTTGCCCGTTATCAGTTTCTACGGGATAATCTGTCTCCACAAGTTGATCGCAGTACTTAGCTATCTTATACAATTGCCATTTATCAATATTCTCTTCCTCTAGTCCATACTTACCAACTCCATACCTAGTGTTATATAATAAATCGAAAAATACCCAAGCAGGATTATCGGTCCAATATTTACTTGAGTCAGGTATTGAATGTATAGACATGCTCGAATCCGTTTGTCCCTTAAAAAGTCCATTCCAAGGACCCTCGTATTTCCTTGATATTGGGTCATAATTTTCAGGAATAAGCACTTTTTTTAATTTTAAATCATATTTACGATCAGGTACTTTTGAAAAGTTTTTACTATCAACTAATAATTTAACCATTGCGCTGTGTGGGTATAATAAATTCTCACTTATTTTTTCCTCTACGTGGGCCAATTGCAATCTTCTAACTTTTCCTATCCCACCATAAGTTCCCCCCTTAGCGGATGGGTCAAACTCTGAAGTCAACCTGACCACTTGAAAACTTATCCCCCCACTAACATTTTCAATATCATAACTTCTATCAATTTTAAAATTTATATCAAACTGATATGGACTAGTAGCGATACCGCTAATACCAAACACTCTATCAGAATAATTATCAAGTTTTTGAGTTTCAAAATTTAACCCATCCCCCGACTTAGTAATCATTGTGCATCCAGATTTTTCTTCATCCAAAATACTATAATACTTATTATCTCTTAAAACTAATATATCAAACTGAAGCCCAATACTTCTTGTTTCTCCTGCGTCATCTCCATCCATTAATTGGTGGGATAGTTCTGTTTTTAACGAAATGGTTATCTCATTTACTGCGCTATTTGAAACGACATGGGTCAGTACTTTAGCACCCTTCTTCCCACTACTTTGATAAGGTGGAGGTCCAAGCAACAGAGTATCATAATCTTTTACGTAAAAAACTCCTTCGCTTAATATTTTACTATCAGAATCCTCTCCCATTTTAGCGACAGGTCTTCCCCTTGGCTTGTCTTGATCTTCGTTTAAAATGAAATTGTAATCACCCAAACCCCCCTCCAAGGGAGCAGAATTCCTTACTGGTGTGTCATTAAGATATATACCCTCAAGTATATCATAATCCTTCAAAGTTACTCCATATTGATTAACAAACCCATGAATTGGGCCCTCGCAAATTAAATCTACAAACTCTAACTCAGAATAACTCTCTAATAAGCTGCCCCTTCCAGGATTATAACCTAAAAATTTCTTACTTTTTTTTCTAGTTGCAACATTCGCGGGTCCGATTTTCAATCGGCCATACCCTAAAGGCACGGCTATCCCTTGAGCTTGTCTAGTTAACCCCCCGCTTATTAAATACGATTTTGTGCTCGTTGGGTCTTTTGCTTTTTGTTCATCTGGAGTCTTGGTTAGTGCAGCTACCGCATAAGTTATTGCCAAACTAGCAATAATATAACCTGCAGTAGTTAAACCGCTGCCAACCGTACCGGCAACAAATAAAAACGGCATAACCACACTCGACCCCGAAGCGGGACTTAAAATATGTATTTCTGTTTGTTTTGAATTTACTTTTGATAATTTTTCATCAATTATATTTTCTCGCAAATCATTTTCATCTTTTATAAATTTTGGATTTTTGGATAATACAATATATTCATTTCCACCTGCTTCAGATTTAATTATGTAATCAAAAAAACCTTCGGAATTCACCTCTATAGCAGAGAAAGCTTCTTGTACATTATCGACAGCGAGTTTCCACTTTTTACCAAAGCGCTTGCCTAATCTTCCATGTAGATATACCGTTTTCATTTTTTACCTTAAACCTTGTATAGTTTATACACCTATATTTTCATACAGGAAAAAGTCATTATCCCTTAAACTATATATCAAATAAGGTATACATAATTCGTTCGAACTATTGATATCACTTTCGCTTGGCTGAGATGATCCTATTACATGAGAATGCACAATATATTGTACATCATAATCTATTAAAATTACAGGGTCTATAGAAAAATAATAATCGGGCGATTGACTTGTATTTTCACACGGTAAAAAAGACAAGCGAGAATCATTCAAATAAATTACCCCACAAGATTCTTTTTTTGTGAATTGACAGCAATATTCTTTAATTTCATCAAGTATTATTTTGTTTATTTTATTCAAATGGATAAGCTTGTGTTCCAGGAAAACCCCCAAACCTCAACCCATTCGATTTTAAGCTTTCATTGTAAAGGGTTAAGTCTTGATCTGTTATCGGATCTTTTTTTAAGGTGAACCTTTTCTTGCAAGACTCGATTGTCTTAGAGCACGCATCCTTAAGCCAGTATTTTTTTGAAAAAAACGGATGATGCTTCGAAGGGTTTTCGTGCGCTTGCACGCAAACAAAAATATGAGGGGTAGATTTATATGGATTACTTGGATTAGTGGAAATAATTTTAACAACATCTCCCAGATCATACCCAGATTCATTTTGATAATCTCCCATTTTTCCATACTTACTCCATTGAACTATTCCATCTATACTTCCTCTATATACAGATGGATCGACAATCCCTGTATCGTATTGATCTCCTATTTTTTGTTTATTAACCGCAAAGCCCTTAATTAAACTTTGCCCCTCTGACGTTTCTATAGGTAAACCTTTATAACCGCAACCAATACTACACCTATATGTAAAATTGCAATAACCAGATAAAACTACCCTCGCAGGAATAAATGAATCCTCAAGCTCAAGAGCTGAGACAAGCTCAAACTCGATAACTTCTAGATTTTCTATTTTTTTATTATTAATGAAATAAATGTCATCAGGCAAATGAGAATCCTCATGACTTGAGCCAAAAGGATTTACTCCTCCCTGAAAATTAACTGAATCAAGGAATCTAGCATACGTTCTTTTCCTAACTACCTTACAATTTGCAAAATCTTGGTTAGATTTTAAAATTTTAGAAAACAACCCATCTGGATTAGCTATTGTTAGGGTTGGTCTGGGTAAGCGCCCGTCCGACTTCACTTCAAAACCTTCGGTTTTTATAGGTAGAGGTTGATATGAATACCCTTTCCAAACAATAGGGTTGGTTCCATTCTGCATGGGGCAAAATCTGTATACAGTATCAGCCCCAATATTAATACCGTATAAATCTTTTAATTGTTCAAAATCAGCCTGAATATTACTAAAATCAATTTCATATAAATCGATCAAAGAGTCGGGGGTCAATAAAGCCAACTGTTTGTTTAAATTTGCTATTGGAGCACTCATTCTATGAATCTATGTAAATCTTCACCATTGCAGAGGTTGGACTATTCAAATAATTTCCATTTATCAATACTGCTTGGTCATAATATCTACTAGCCTCTGCCATTAATATATTTCCGCCTTGAGTGCTTGGATTAGTATTGGTCATATAAATTAAGTTATCTCCATTTGTATCAAGTAAATTATAAAATAAATCAGCTGAATTTAAACCACCATAAACAACCTCTATATCAGAAGATTCACCACCATTTAATACACTTGTCTTATTTCCAGTAATAAAGTCATAATTTATAAAATAATCAGTCTGAAGTTGATAGCTTGAATCACCAAGATCCCTAATCAATCCATCATTATATTGAATAAACGATCTTGTTCCGTCTTGAAGCTCAAAAATATACCCACCCGCAGGACCCTCAAGAAAGCCTTTTCTAAGCCTAATACTAGCTCCATGCAAATCGATTGTTGAAGAGCTGTTACTTAATTCTGATCCTGCTGCAAGCGTTCCTTGTGAAGGTAGAGTGTATTCGTAATCGCTAGCAACTAAATTTTTTGAAACCATGGGTACATCATTATTTTCTTGACCCAGAATTGAAAACTGAATATTATTGTTTCCGAGTATAGAACAATAAGTTAAATCAATAGGATCGTCGCCGATATTTTTTAATTTCAGCTTTGATCTAAATGGATTATATACCGACAACCTACTGGCAGAGTTTTCTTCCCTCATTACAAGAGGTGATTCAATAGAAAGCTCTCCGCTGGACCTCGGAGATGGTGTAGAGATAGAATCATACTCTTGAGGCTCTAAATTAAAGGGGTATTGCTCAAACTTAGCGCTTATACTATGATTGTTTTTAAAATTATACGAATGACTCCACTCTTGACATACGAAATTTTGCCTTGTTTCGTAGGGAGCTGGAGCAGTAAAACTAAAAGGTATGCAACCGTAATGTTGCTCTAAAAAATGGAGAATAGATCTTGCTTCGGAATCGTTGCGGTTATTAAAATCCAAACTAAGAGTTAACAAACTTTCATTAATTCCATCGCTAAATATTTGTGTATATGCGCCCCCAATACTTATTTCATTCATTCTTGGTTTTTGATCTACATTCAATCCAAGAGAAGGTTTCCAGAAAAAATCACGAGTCCAATATTGTGTGTTTATGTCTTGATAATAACCTCCATCTCTATCCCACTCGGATTTACTTTGTGATGGAGCAAATCCACTCAAATTGGAATCACCACTCCAATAATAATGACGCTTATTGCCCGTACTATATACCACATCATTTTTACTGTAAGTTTCAGAATTGGAATATGTTTCTGCGGGAAACACAAACAATCCGCTTGTTTTCTGGAGGATAGATGAATCCAAATTTCTCAACTTAGCGTCTATATCATTACTGTTTTCAAAATTTAAACTATGATTCCATTCACTACATACAAACTTTTTTGATTGTATCTCGGTTGAATCATATGGATGAAAGGTGGAGGATCCATCCCATCGAAAACCTGATATACCCTGACTATATGTTAAATTTGGAGAAGCGCTTACCTGCTCTTGCTGCCCCTGATGATTTTCTAAAAAGTGAACTATGGCATTTGATTCTCTATTTGTGCGGTTTTTAAATTTTAAATTAACTTCAATATTTAAACTATTAATATTTTTCGGTTGAAGTATATAATACCCATTTCCATATTCATGTTTATGATTATTTGCCTTAAAACTTACATTACTTCCATAATCTGCGTCAAAAAAGAACAAATCTTTAGACCAAACATTACCATTATCTCCAGGAGATATATTTATTTCAGATAAACTCAATATGTTTGCACTCGCAACCTCCAAAGTGTCGATTGAATCATTATTATTTAACCCAATAACTGTCATCGAGGATCCAGTAATTGAATTGTCATAATTTACAGACAATAAATCTTTCTCTATGGATAGTATTTTATAGGTTCCATCATTTGTGCCAGTTGAACCTTGTAGAGAAACAATCTGTCCAACCTCAAAAGAAGCTCCTAAATTCTCTAATTGATTTTGAGCGTCAACTATAAAATGAGCACTACCCTCACTTGTGTACGATCCGTTAGGAACCAAAGTTAATCTATTTGATCCAGATATTTGTGCGCCGCCTCCATATACGACATCCTCTTTAGCATAATAAAATAACCCATCTCCAGTATCACGAACAAAATCAAATTTTCGATAACTTGATCCAGTCTGAAATATACCACTATAATTAGAAGTGTTAGTAAAATACTCAGAGCCAAATATATTTGAATTATCCATTATTTAACTATTTCTTTTATTGTTATTTTTCCATCAGCATGCTTTCCCTCTGCAATACTCATAGACTCAGATTGTATCTTTCCTGACGCAGAAAATCTAGCTATTCTATCACCCTGCATAGACAAGAGAAACGCTTCAATTTTAGAATCTGGGAGCCCTGATGGAGTCGTTGAATCTTGTTTGTCTCCGTATGCGTTTAAATTCTCAAGCATTTCACTGCATCCTATAGTCATTTCTTTTTCGATATTTTCTACAGAAACTCTAACAGGAACCACTCCATTTGGAGAGGTATTTACAATTGTATTTTCATTACCTCTGATATGATTATAAACTTTTCGCCCAACAATTATATTATAGTTCAAGCTGGATATTTCAAGCTCTCCACTAGTCACTCCTGTTGCAGACAACCCTCCAAACGATTTCAATGAGTGCGCAAAATCAATTTGACTTTTATTGAATCTTGTATCTATTACCTTATTAACGCTTCCATATATATCATAACTTGCACTAGCTTGTATAATTTGAAAAGGTTTCATATCAAAAGAAAATGAAGTGAGATACATATTATCAAAAGCGTATCTACCAACTCTGTTTTGATGAATAGGTGCTTCACCCATACCTTCTGCAATTTCAAACATTCTATGTATCGTATTAGGATTTCCTCCATGCGCAAATTGTTCGGCAGATATAAAAAAAGAAACATCCAATTTACCTTTTAGCCCAGTGGTTGGTGAAAATTTTACAAATTGAGTTTTTGCTCCCGCCAAGCTTGCATCGTAATCTCCATAAACTCTTTCAATTTGAAGTGATGGGCCTAGAGATAAATTTGCACTACTTGCAAACAAGCTTTCTCCGCCAATAGCAATTTTACCATCTTCAAACCTTAAAAGTGGAGTAGTCATTATCAATTATGCAAAGTTTTATATCCTTTATATGTTAAAGAGATACTCATTTCTTCTTCTGTTGTACTATTTATACTCTCGCTAATCAATCTCACATTTTCACCAACAAACTCATTTATCAATGTACCACTAATAGAATCAAATATTTCTATCTTAACATCACTCTCTGGAGCAGCTTGTATTCTATCTTTTATTTCGCGAACTTCATAATTATCAGCAATTATAGTAAAATTGATATCAGTTTCTATAGGATATTGAGTGTCTATTTGTATAGGTTCTAAATTTTTTGTTCCAGCGACACCATTAGTCCAGTCCGAAAAATCGCCTCTCGGGACAGCATAGAACGGTTCGGTATTTATGGTCCTACTAAAACTAAAATCACTTATTGCATCAATCGAAAAATCACTAACCGTTACGCGCATACTAGATTGATCAGGGTACTGTACAGGAGGATGTGTTTCTGAAGGGGAGTCCATACTTACTCCGCTACCCAAATCTCCATATACAGTTACATCAACCTGTATATCAGGAATCTCACCTACAGAGCAACTAGCTGTATATCTAGACATTCTACCCTTTGTAAAACCAAAACCCTTTGTGTCATTGTCATATAATATTACTCCACTAATTTCCTGTTCATCATATAAATATTGACTTCCAGACTTTTCAATCAAGGGGTCAGCGCTGACCATTTTTCTATTGATACTAAAATTGCCTTGTAGTGGACGATCTATTGTTGCATCAATAAAGCCTACACCTGCAACTCGAACTGGTTTTTCACTTATACCATAATTACCATCAACACTCTGAATGCCAAGCAATTCATAACCATTGATAATGACTTTTTGTTCATAGTTCGAATAACTCATGATTAATCACTTAATAACCCTCCTGGACGTTGCTCTTCAATAATTACAGAAACTACTTGCTGTTTTATACGCTCCGCAAGCTTAGCGCTACCTTGTTCTTCCTTCGATTTATCTGAAGGATTTTTGCCAGTTGATTCACTTTGCTGTTCTTGCTTGTTTGATGAACCACGTTCCATGTTAACAGAAATACTAATGTTGTTTGTGTTTCCGCCGGTCGACCCAGTTTCACTAGAGCCTGCGATCTCACTAACAGATCCTCCTTCATTAAATTTTCCTGCATTTATTTGATCAAGCATTGGTTTGCCAATTTGGCGAGCACTGCTTGCGCGAATAACATATTCTCCTTCGCTGAGCATGGCTGGAATTTGGTCGATGCCAGATTTTCCTGCGATGTGTCCACCGCTGGCGTATTTGCGAATTGAGCCTCCATAACTTAAACCAAATGGGTTGCCGAGCCTCATAGCCATCGAGCTACTTACAGGGTCTGGGTTAAAATTAAAATTTGTTGAAGGTTGAGATAGCATTGCATCTCTAGACAAATCCTCACCAAATCCACCAATTTTAGACCCAGACTTAGACCCAGACCCAAAACCTTTAGATAATCCCGCCATAAGAACAGTACTTGCAACCATTCCCAGTATCTGTCTGCGCTTTGCTTTTGCCGCTTCTCGTTTCGCCTTGATTTCTTGACGAACACGCTCTTCTTCTGAAAGTATTGCTTGCATTGCACTTGTGTCTTCACCAAGTCCCACATTACCAGATTGAGCGTAAAAAGAACTGCTCATTGCTTTTCTTTGGTATAATCTACCAGAATCAAATCCTCGTCCTCCCCCAAAATTAGATGCTAATGCAGAGCCTTGCGCTGCAGGACCTCCCGGCGCAGCCTCTCTTTTTATTTTTCCTGTTGATAATAAATGATTTTCTACGGCTTCTTGAAATCTTTTTTCTTTCATCACCAATGCGCCACCTATGCCGCTGTCGTCGACAATAGTACCGGTCATCCCACCTTTGCTAAATCCAGGTATTTGTCCACCAGCATTTATTCCATGCATGAATGATCCGCCATATTTATTTACTGCATCGCGACTCATCACATATTCACCGTTGCTTACCATAGCAGGCACTCCGCCACCTTTTGAATATTTGCGAACATTTCCACCCTTCGAAAATCCCATTGCACCCATTGATTGATAAACCAACTTTTGCATCATGGCTTGTTGCATCATGCTTAAAAAGCTCACTGCCGCATCCATCAATCCTTCTTTTAGGCTTTTTGTTCCATTGATTGCGCCGATTAGTGCTCCACTAAGTCCGTCGGCGAAAGCGGTTGGTATTCTTTTGCCAAGTTCGTAGTCCATCATTGAAACCTGATCGCGCATCATTTCAAAAGAGTCTGTCATTCCATTACTAAATGCACCTGGGCCAGTTTTATGAGCGATTTCTTGCTCCAAGATTTGTTTTTCTAAATTCAATAAGGTTTTAGTTTTTTCTATTGCGCTATCTTTAGCAGAGTTGATCATTTGAGATTGTTCTTCGATTTTACTTAAAGTTTCTTCTCTATTTTTTAAAGTTTGTTGTAAGCCACCAAGTTCATTCATTTCTTTTGGAGAAACATATTCTTTGCCAAGCTTAGAATATAATTCTTCATACCTAGATTGTTCGGACGCTAATTTTTCGTAATCATGCGATTCTTTTAATGTAGATATTTGTAATCTTGCACCTTCTTCCATACTCGCAAAACCTATTTTTTCTCTAGCACCTCTATTAGATAAATCATTTCTTCTTTTTTGAAAATCTGATATATAACCAGGCCCCCTAGAAAGCCTTAACTGCCCTTGCTCTATTTCGAATTCATCTGAAGAAATTTGATCTTGATACTGAGCTTGAGTTTTCGCAAATTCTAACGCTTCTAATCTTTGAGCTCTGCTTAAATTTTCTTTTGATATTTGTTTTTCCACTTCTAATAATCTTTCAGCATTTTCTATTAGACCTTTACTTTTTTCTTCTTGCTGATCGATTTCTTGATTGATTATTTTTATTGTACGTAATCTATCCTTTTCACCCATTTCTAAACTTTTATAGTAAGTTTCCTCTTCTGTACTTAGAGTATGACCTTCAACTTCTTTCTTTTTGTAAAAATCAAGCATCTCCTCTTGCGCAAGCTCTTCTTTCTTAAGAGCAAGTTTCTTTCTTTGTATTTCAAGCAGATTATTTTCTTTTATCTCTGTAATTTTTAGCTGAGTATTTATTGATGATTCATTTAAATCGAACTCTGCTTTCTGCCGATGTGTTTTATACCCTCCTCCAAAATCAGCTGCCCTTCTTGCGCTAGAAAGTTCCACACCGAAACCGCGCATCGTCTGAGTGTGTGATAGGGCACTAGATCTAGATTTTAAATTATTTTTTTCCTTAGATATAATATCATTTCGTTTTCCAACTGTATCATTTATATACTTTTCTGTTTTCGCTCTCTGTTCGGCGATTTCTTTTTCTTTTTTCAGTAGTTCTAAATTTCGAATTCTTGCTTCAACAATTTGTTCAAGTGAAAGTCTTTCCTCATCAGTAAGATCTAGCTTTGCCATCATATGACTCAATTCTTGACTGCTTAGATTTGAAAGCTCTTGGTTTAAGTTCACCTTATCAGAATCAATTGATTTACCAGAAGCCAGAACAGTTTTAAGTTGAGCTATAACATTTCCACCTTTAGCAAAATCAAGCATAGATTCTCTAAATTTAAATCCAGAAGCCTCTTCTCCTACCTCATATTTTCTAGCAGCATTCTGCATTGCTTTGGTATAAGTAAAATTCGCTTTTTGTTGTTCTGTTATTGATGAACCAATTACTCGCTCTTGAAGAGTTAAAGAATCAACGATTGAAGAATATTTTGTATTAATTTCTAATTGTCGCAATTTTGATGCATGCTGAGCATCAACAATTGCTTTTTGTGTATTCAGCTGAAGTATGACCGCTCGAGTTAGATCTCTTTCAGATCCTGCTCTTTCTTGTAGATTCATCTTCATATCATTGAAAAATTTTTGAATCTGCTTAGGATCTGCAACTTTTATAGCTTCAATAATTTCTAAACCTGTAGCCGCTTCTTGCTTTAATCCTATTTTCTCTAATTTTTCTCTACCCCTAAAAACCTCATTTTCCCTACCCTTCATCAACGAAGCGAGAATAGACTTTTTTTCGCGGTCTAAATCTTCGCTGCTTTTATAACGAAGTTCAGATTTTAACCTTTCTTGTTCAGCTAACTTTTCTCGACCTGTACCCTTAAAGTCTCTCAGCTGCTCTCTCATTTCCTGCATTGCAATACCCATATGTAATGGCACACTTTCGAAGGTTGCCAACAACGTTTTGCCGTTCAATTTTTGAGATGGACTATAATCTCCACCAAAAATTTCTTGCGTAGTTTGAGAGAAAGCCTGAGCGGCAACCTCGCGGTCTTGCTTTGCTTTTTCTTTAGTCGCTTTTTCTGCATCGTTTAATCCGCCAATAAATCCGAGTAACGCTCCTCCTGCAGCACCTACAGCCGTACCCAGTGGACCAAACATACTGCCAATCATTGCACCTGTTCCTGCCCCTTGTAAAGCTCCAGATAATGCTGCGCCATCAGTTGCAGCAGCAGCCATTGGAAGTCCAATCGCCACACCCATTTGTCCAGCGCTAGAGTCTAGCACTTTTCCTGCAGATGTTTTTGAAAATCTTTTATTTAACTTGTTGTATCCTTTTCGAATGAATCCTTTTTTATAATTCGGCACGAATCCATTCGCACCAAACACATCACGCAAACCATTTGGCTCATCGTGTGTATTGGTTACGCCGAGGCCGAGGGGGTTTCCCTTGCCCATGAGTGCGCCGTGTGAGCCAACACGAATTTGTGAAACTGGAACGCCAGCCGCTTTTTCTCGGCCTATTGCATCAGATAATGGATCGGCGAAGTTGGGGATGTGGCCGTAGGCTCTTGTTTTGTTTTTCTTTTGAGCGGCCTTGAACGCGCCTTCTTTTAAAACTTTATCTCTAAAAGACTTTCTGTTACCTTTGCTAGCTGCACTGCTTTTATAATCAGCCACAGGAATGCCCGGGGGCAGATCAAAAAGTTCTCGAACTTTATTGAGATTTTCACCACCCCTAACATCAAAATCTCCTTGTTCTGGGTGTCCTTTAGCCGCTTTATAACCTATTGCAGCATTTAGAGATGCCTCAAAAATAGCTCCAACTGCAGCCTTCCAGGCCCCTTTACCTCCGCCCGCTCTATCATTTTCTATTTCTTTCCAAAATTTATTAGCAGTGACATTTCCTCCTCCCACAGACCTTGAGACTTCAGTTGAGTATTTAGATCCAACCGACTCAAATTTTTTCTTTACTTTATCAGTAAGATCCATTGGTTTTTGAATCTGTGATCTCAAAGTGTAAACAGGCCAAGTCATTTTACCTTTTCCAGTTCCATAGCTAGCGTAAGGCGGTTTATCGCCAGCTTTAAATTTGTAACCCTCTTTAGGAACAAGCATTGCAGCCAAAGAAATAGCTCCGGTGTCTTTTAGTTGACTTGAGTTTGCTGTGGTTTTTATTGCTGCAGATCTTTCTAGTAAAGCTGCAGCTGCATCAGCTTGTTGTTCGAGAGAGAATGTTTTCCCTCCTATTTCCTCGCCCCTAGCAATTTTTGTTAAATTAGCAGTTGTTTTTGCACTTCTTGCACTCTCTAAATATTGAGCCGCAGTTTTCGCAAAGTTGGGTATATATCCTCCCGCAGCATATGGATCAAATCCATGTATACTACCAAATGCTTGTTGATAGTTTTTTCCAGCCTTGCTTGAATAAGGAGGCATGATTGCAGGTTGGCTCATGCCCTTAAAATTCTTGACTTTTTCTGCACTGTTGTATATTACCGAGCCTTCGCCAGGCATGTTCATGCTTCTAATATTTCCAGCAGCATATCCACCCTGCGCAGCTTGTGCGCGTTCTGGGTTTGCATAATTAGGAATGTGTCCACTTGCTTTTTTACCAACAGGTGTTAAATTTGCGCCATACCCTTTTCGATATAATGTACCAGCCATGCCAGCAGTCAATGTGCTCAAAGATTTAGCTTCAAGAACTTGCGCCTTGAGCAGTCCGAGTATGATTTTTTCTTTTTCGGTGCGACCAATATCAGTACGCAACATCTCTTTGTTGAGCGCTGCGTTTTGACCAAACAGTGCAACCAAGCTTGTTTGTATGGCTTTTTGTTTTTGTTTTTCGGTTGTTACGCCGACCAACGAAGTTAAACTTTCTTTTGTAAACTTTAACGCTTGACCAAATAATTTGAAAAATACACCCGCGAGAACAACAAGTCCTGGCCCAGTAATAACATTACCAATACCTTTAAGAAGGCCAGTAGCAAAACTACTTCCAGTACTTTCTCCATCTCCCAACACTCCACTCAATCCTTCGGCCAGACTTTTAACAGAGTTGAGAATCTTTTCCATTCCTGGAGCAAGTGCAATTTCACCTATTTGAGTACTAACTTGTTTGATTGCGAGGCCTGTTTCTGTGGCAACCGCAGACATTGTTTTGCGCAACTCTTCATTTTTTTGTATAGCTTCGTCTGTAGCGCCAGCAGATATTTTAGTAGCTTCAGCCATGATACCATTTTGCTTTGCGGCATCACTCAAAACAGCTTTTAAAATATTGATATGAAACAAACCACCCATTGTTTGAGTAATCTGAGCTTTTTGCGCAGCACTAAGAGTATCAAACGTATTGGCGAGATCATTCAGTATGCGTTGTGCACCAATTGTATTTCCCTCAAGATCGCGAACTGCGATTCCTAAATTTTCAAGTTGATTGAGAGTATCGGTTTTTCCTGTTTTTGTGAAAATTGTTTTCAACGCATTACCAATAACCGCACCACCACGAGCAGTTTTTTGCTGAGCAGCAGTTACAATACCCACAAGCTCGTCAATGCTCACCCCAGCGCTTTGAGCAGATTGACCAGTACGAGAAATAGCGTCCGCAAAATCTTGGGCGCTAACCGCAAACTTAACATCAACAGCAGCAAACTTACTAACCAATTGCGTGGTATCTTTGATTTGTGTGCCGTATGTGTTCATCGCGGCAGTCAAGGATTTTACTGCTTCGGCAGAGTCCATGCCAGTCAAGCGAGTAAGAACCAAAGCGTCTCTCGTTCTTTTTAGAGATTCTTCAACACCCAAGCCCTGACGAGCATATTCTGTAGCGGCATCTGCAGCAACCCTGAATGCCGCACCAGTTTCTTTTGCCACTTTAAAAAGTCCATCACTAAATTTTTCCAAGTTTTGAGCGCTCAAACCCATGACCACATTAACGTCAGCCATAGCTTTCTCAACCTCAACAAGGTTTTTGACCATACCCTTGAATGCATTAGCCACACCATTTATGATTGCCATACTCGCACCGAACGCAAGAATACGAGCATTCGCCGCTTCCATCGATTTGGTAAACTCATCAGCACCACGCTTCATGTTGCCCAATGGCTGGGTGGCGCCCTTGTCATCAACAGTAATTTTTATTGGTTGACGACGAATTCTGTTTACAGCCGCCTGTACCGCCGCTTCAAGCGGTTTTGTATTACCATGTACATCAAGATCAATAGCCATATTTCCTTATTCCTTAGATAAGGTATTAATACACCAAAATTATGTCACACCGTGCAATTTCATCAAATCTTCCATATTTAATGTTCCACCTTTTTTCTTTGCTTCTTCATGTAGATCAACTCCGCCCTTTTGTTTTTTGACTCCTAGTTGTTCATAATCTTCGCGTTTTGCGCCAACAATTGTACCACCATCTCCTTGTGATAATTTGTCTTTCACTTTGTCACGCTCTTCTTTTGAACTGCTACCAAACTCTAATAATTTCGCGGGATCTTTTCTTATGTTTTCGGGTATATTTTCATTCGAGTCAAATATATTTTTAAACACTCTAGTATATACTATCAATCTTATTTGATTGTATGTTAGATCACAAAATGGTTTGCCATAAAATTGTAGACTATCTTCTGCAAAGCTGAGATATGGATTGTAAAAATCTTCTAGTATTGTATATTGTATATTTTCTTCGCTGAAACTTTGAAAGATATCGTTGTATGTAAAGATTATTTTTTTGATGTCGTAATTTTCAAGCTCGTCAAACACCTCTTCGCTGAACAATTCTGTTTTCATGTCGGCATCTTTAAAGAAACTCTTGATCATATAAAAATCATTGAGTCGATCTTTCGCGTACTTTTCGCATGTGTTGCCAACAAGTTGTATTTTCTGTGTTTGTTTTTCGAGCAGCAACTTTTCCTCTTTTGCAATCACACTTTTTTGTCGATCAACATCTTTTTTGAGCACGAGCTTGGTTAATGCTTTTTTTAAATTCTCAAGATAAAGAGTTTTCTCGGTGATCACACGTTCGTCTTCGTCAAGCCATTGACCTTCCCCCTTCAGAAACTCAAGCATGTCCGCCTCGGTGGGCACACCGCGCCGCAATGCCTCGTTGTGATAACGTTCTTCGATTTCCTCAAGCTCCACCTGATCGTGTGGAGTGAGATGTTTTATATATACAAGCTTGTCGTTGAAAAGCGTGCTAGAGTAGCCGCGAACAACGTCCCTAAAGATTCTTCTGCGCTTCGTCGATTCCACGCATTATATATTTCCTTCTTCGATGTCGTTGTCAAGCTTTTCGAAATCAGCTTTGCCCACTGCACCACTGCTGTAATACCAAAAGCTATAAAGCGCCGCGATCTTTCCTCCCACAATGTCATACAATTCATCTCCTTCTTCTTCCATTTCATAGTAGGTTTGTAATTTTTGTTCAAAGTCATTTCCTGCAAACAATGCAGTCATGTTATCTTCATCTGATTTTTGTAAAAATGTAAGATTCAATATATACCATTGTATAACTTTATTTTCTGCTCTCACATCGGCAGTATGATTGAATAAATTAGAATATGATGTTTCAACATTAACAATGTCTTTTCGCAGAGTAGCAATTTCTCCCGCAATATCTTTCATGCGTTGAGTATCTTCATCACTTAAAGTGGATGATTTGATTCCAAGCTTTTCACTTTCTTGAGATAGTTCGCCGTACTTAACATACATACTTGTTAATGCTTTTGCATCTTCTTCGGCAAGCAGTCCACCTGTGTCACTATACTTTTTGGCGAGCATCGCTTTGGTGAGCACGCCTTTTTTAATACAATTACTCATCTCGACACTAAACTCAAGCTCAGCCTCTTCAATCTGACGGCGCGTGGGTTGCTTCATTACAATGCGATAGGGAACCTTATCTGTAACCTCTTTGGTTACGGACACTTCTTCTTGTTCTCCTGTTTCGGGATTCTTTACGCTACTTGTTTCAGTACGTTTTACTTTCTCCTCTTTTTCAAACGTAAAACTATAAATTTCACGTAATTTCTTTCGAGTATCATCCATTGTAGGAAGCGTTTTTTGTTGTGTTGCTGATTCTGACATGATTATTTAAATGTAAAGCCTATAGTATAATTATCTAAATCTCCCATGATATTTCTAATTGTTTCGTTACCAATATCGAGAGTACGTTTGCGAAGATGTTGTAATTTTTCTTCGTCGAAGTAGTCGGCTTGATCAACAATAGGGACACAACCCTCTGGAAGATTATCTCTTAACTTATTGAAATTAATCTCATGCTCTTTATGTAAGTCCTCAAGCATTACGAGGAAACCCTTAAAAAGGGAAACCGTATTCCTGTGACAACATTTTTTAAAAATGTCTTCTGCGTTCATTAAACCTTATACCTTGAAATGAAGTACACAAAAAATTTTCTTTAGTGTAAAAACATTTATGGCAGAGTTTTTATCACCTTCTGAACGAGCTAGCATTGCGGCGAATTTACTTGATCTTCACGATACATTCGGAAGAGAGATTATTGTATATAAAGAAGCACAAAAAGTAATTATTAGTACAGATCCGTCTTATAATTATCTATACGGTAATTCTGGAAAAACTACTCCCAGCGTACAAAACGTGCCTGTTCGCAAAGTTTTCAAGGCGCGTGTTAGATACGACACCGATCGTAGTTTGGAATATTTTGGCGAAACAGATGCCCAAGTCAAAGTAAATCGACCAGATCCAAGCAGTACAGTACGCATCAAATTAAAAGTTGAAGATTACGACTATATAAAAGAAGCAAAACGGATTGAGCTTGACGGCAGAATGTTTCATGTTGAATCGGATCCGCGTCCACACGGATTGTTTGATGTTGTACAATTTACAACTATTTTCTTAAGACCTATTGAAGCAAATGGCCAATCCACTCAATAGATCAATTAAAACATCCATTGCTCGGCAACTCAGTAGAGATAAAGAATTACAACTAAAAGTAAGATTATTGATTGAAAAGCAATTTCGTGTTGCAAAACAAAAAATGATGAGTGAATTTGAAGGTCACGCAGTAACCAGAGAACTACGATCGGGCCCAGGAAGTTCTAATATTAGTGGCACATTACCCGAAGGAAATCTTTTTGGATTTATTGGTTTTGAGACTGGCGCAGATCCTATTAAAACAATCGAAAAAATGCTAGTAAAAACAGACATTATAATACGCCGCCGCAAAATGGGTACATTTGGATTTGTGTGGACTTACATGGTTACATCTCCATCAATGCAAGATTTGTATGCAGCAACTCCACTACCATGGGCCAGCGGATCAAGTTGGCTGCGTGAGCTTGAAGGTCGCGGCATTCCCAATCTAGGTCAATACATGCACAAACGAATCAACTCTAGTCGAAGTGGAGCTGGTTTTCAAAATCGCAATCGACCTGAAGGTGGACGTGTACAAATACCATACATCAAACAATTATTACAACAATTCGAAACAAACTTAAACTCAATACAAGCATCAAGAGTATCAAGTAAATATTTTTAAAAATGAAACCGCAATTTCAACACGAATTAACAACAAGCTTTATGCTTTGGGCCGACAATTTTGTCGTAGACAAGGCAGAAGCTTTCCAAAATTATGTATCTCCACTTTATCCAATGGGAATTGATGACCAACTTGGTTCGGGGTTTGTAACTTATAGCAGTCCACACAAGCAATGGGTGTTTGATGAAAGTATTGATGGAGCACAGATTCCAAGTGGAATATATAATAATGGTTCATTTATTGGTCGTGGAGAGGACGGATTAATTATTGATTTCGATGACGGTCGAGTGATACTTGATGCATCTTTTGGTGCGAATAATAGCGCCCTAAGCGGCGCATATTCTGTGAAAGAGTTTAATTGGTACATTACAAACCAAACTGAAGAGCAGCTCATTGTGGAGAGCAAATTCGATTCTAATGGGAGGTTCAAGCAAGAACTTTCAGGAATTGCGCCTCACAAACAAGTTGTTCCTGCAATTTTCGTAAACCCTGAATTGGTTGAAAACGAGCCATTTGCATTTGGCGGAGAAGATAAAACTAGCACTAACATTCGTTGCGTAGTTTTCGCTGAAAACACCTATCAACTTGATGGAGCAATGTCGGTTTTTGCCGACTCAAAGAATGAAGTATTTCAAAAAGTAGACTTTTCAGATTATCCATTAACTGAATACGGAGACACAACAGGATTCAACTATATGACATTAATTCACAGTAAAGGGCGTGATCTTTTTCATGTGGAAGATGTGCGCTGCTCCAAGCTTAGTGACCGCGTTAGTAAAAATATTGACCCATCTCTTTTTGTGGGATTTATTGACTTCGAAATCACAAACTTAAGATTTCCTAGATCATAATTTCCCTTTAATACTTAAAAAATGTAATTAACAGCAGAAATTTAACTTCAATTTTATACATATCATGGCAAATAGAGCAAGAGTAATTTATCAAAGTGAGGCATTATACGCTGGTACAGTAGACGCCACAGGTCACCACTTCAAAGTAAACGGAACTGGTTATAACACCCAGTTACTAGCAGATGCAGCAGCTACAGCTGCAGGAGGAGAGGTTAAAACAGGAATTATGCAACTTCGTCGAGTACAAAGTGCAAACTACAGTTTTAGCGTTAATCGTCAAGACGTAAATCAATTTGGTCAACTCGCTCGTATTGATAGTGTATCAATTGAACCACCCACAGTAACGCTAGATTTTTCTTACTACTTAACGAATGGAATTAATGAGCGCCTTTTAGGTTTTGATGTTGGTGGTCAAACTTCATCCTTAGCAGACGAAATACTTCTCGGTAAATCAAATTCTGCTGAAAACCCAGGTGGTAAAAATTTCTTTATCTTGACAACTCCAGAAGGAACAGATGCAGTGAACAACACTGACGTTGATTCTGAAAGGAGCGTTATTGCTCTTGGTAACGGATTCGTTTCCAACTATTCAATCGAAGCAGCTGTAGGAGGAATGCCAACAGCAAGTGTAACGATTGACGGTTTAAATCTTCGTAGTTACAACGGAACAGAAAATTTAAAAGTTCCCTCTATAAACACAACGCACGGTTATGAGGTAGAAGGCGTTGAGTTCTCTCTTCCAGATGCCGTTAGCGGAAAAGGAGAGAGCTTTAATTGGTCATGATGGAATCTGGGGAAGTACAGATGACGGTTGGACAGGAAACAGTGATGGTTTTGGAGATGAAGGAATTTCATGCTTGCGCCCAGGAGATATATCCTTGAAGCTTGGAGCTGGAGGACGCGCAGGTGAATTCGAACTTTTACCTTCCGCCGATCCTACAGATGATTACGAAGGTTCTGGATCTGCACACGTTCAAAGCTTTAGTATTGATTTACCAATAAGTCGCAGTAACATTAGTCGTCTTGGAAATCCATATGCATACGCAAAAGTAACAGATTTTCCAGTAAATATATCTGTATCAGTAAATGCAATCCTTTCTGACCTTAAAGAAGGAAACGTTGCAGACATGCTGTTTGATGAAGAGGAACACGATCTTGTTTTTACAATGAGAGAGCCCACTCAAAGTGGGAATGGTCCAATTGCAATGCAGTATACAGTAAAAGGAGCGCGGCTTGAAGGGGAATCGTTCAGTTCTTCAATCGGAGATAATAAGAGTGTAGATCTTACATTTACAGCTCAAGTCGGAGGTCCAGAAGATCAATCTAACGGAATCTTTATTTCAGGATCAAGAAACGCAACTGGCATTCACCAGTATTTCGCATAATTATAATATAACAACTTGTTCTTAAAAAACCCTCGACTGTTAATTCGGTCGGGGGTTTTTTGTTATTTAAAATACAATCTCAGTCCGTCAGTTTTAGTAACATCAAAAGTCATAGCGCTATTTACTTGAACATTAGATCCAATCGCATGACTGTACGACTGATTTTTTAATTGAGCTCTATTAACTTCAAAAGCTATACCCGAAGAAATATCCAATGCGGTTCCCGCACCAATAGAATCAAAGTCAATTGTATTGACGGAGAATTTTTTCCAAGTAGTTCCATCCAGAACGTATATAAAATTATAAGAATAAGCAATGTTACCAGAAAACGACTCACTTGAATTTGTTAAATTTATTTTTCCCCAAGTAAAACCGTTTATACAAACATAATAAAAGTTGCCGTCACTACTAAAAGCCGTATCTCCAGCGCTTCCAGAGACTGAATGAGTAAACGACTCCATTAAAACTCTCCTCCAGTCATTATTTTCAACAGCAATATAATAATAAAGATTCTCAACTAAAGTTTCTCCTTGATTGCCAACAACTCTTTTTGGCGTGGCATGTTCAACCAGTATATTGTAGACATCCGTTTGAGTTAAAAACGAGTCGACTTGATCTTGAGCATACCCTCTAACAACCATATCTACAGATAGCGAGCCAATTATTGGAAGCTTTAATTTTCTATTAAAAACATAATTACTGCCCATTCCATAAATATCTTGACGAGGTATAGGCAGATCAATAGATATGCTTTGAACTGCTGCAGACAAAGAATCAAGAATTGCACCCCCCCTTCCTCCGCTTCGTTTTGTCATCGTTATTTTTATGTCGCCAGGCTTTATGGCAGAGACTTCTGGATTAAAATGCTGGTCAAATATATAACCTTGATTTTCTCGATCGTGGCTATGGTCTTTTATTTTTGATACATCTAAATGGACCTCTTCGGTAGAGTTAATGTTATTCACTCCAAGCTTCACGGCGGGTAAAGTTGGTCGACTGCTTGCAGAATATGCGTCATACTTCATATTACTCGCGGCAAAACTTAAAGAACTGGTTGGTAATGAACCGACCGAAGCATTATATGCATAATTCATTAAAAATGCATTACCAATACCAATAACATTATAATCTTCAAAATCAGACTCACTATTCAAGAAAGAAAGATCTTTATGACTATCTTCATCAGAAGCAACAACAAGTATATTAATATCATCAGTAGAAGATGTTTGTACATAATTTTTAATGACACTGTCATTCCTGCCCATATGAAGACCTGCTGCAATTTCATTTTGACCCTCTGAAAATAAATACTCTATATTGCAGTTAATGGAGGGGGCTCTAATAATTGGACTTTGCCCGCTCCTCGTAACAAGTTTATCGCTACCAACAGCCTTTATGTCTGTAACTTCATGAGAGAAGCTGTAATCCATACTTTGTATACGTATTAAATCACTATATTTAGTGCCGCTCTCTTTGTACGCAGGTGCATCGGTTAGTAAAATACCAAGCCTTTCGTAAGTTAAACGAGTAATTGTTCCTTGTGCCACGAATCATATTACACTATTTATACTGTTTAGTGTAATAAACATTGCTCGTTATGCCGAATCAAAAAATATCAGAACTGCAAGAAACTTCGGGATTATTCTCTGACTGCATTAAAGAGGCGGTATCTGCGTCTAATAATTCCACACTTGGCTCAGATCATGACGATATTTTATTTTTGACTGCAATAGAGAATGCGTCTAATCAAAAAATATCTTTTGAAAATTTAAAAAAATCAAATATAGATAATTCATTATTAACTGAAGGAGAGCAAGAGATATCTGGATCAAAAGTTTTCATGGATCTATGCTTTCTTAAAACACAAGACGCAGTCTCCTATGAAAATCTATACATTGATGAGTATATTAATGATGAATCAGATGGATCTTGTTCGGCAAGATTTGAAGAAGGTAAATTATTTTTAAATTCAGATAAAGAAGTTTCATTTTATTCTGATCAAAATAAAAACGTATACTTTTCAAACAGCGGGTGCCTCAATATTAATACAAACACAAATAAAGGGGCATTAAATATTAATGGTGACGGATACATAAATAATACTTATGTAAAAAATATAAAAGGTAATTATAGCAAGTTACCACTTGAAGACTTAGAGGACGAAACGGTATGTTTTAATCATAAAATAGAGGCAGGAACAACGATCTCTACAATATACCTCCCGAAAACTTTTAAATATAAACCAATTATAACTGCAAACTTATTTCGCGAAAATTCTCAAGCATATGTACCGTTTATATTATCGAATGTTAATGCCCATAGTTTTCAAATTAAATTTGACTCAGTAATTACAGGAAATGATTACTCTTTACATGTGTCAGCATTTAGCCCCTCTATCCTTCCTGACTCAAGCGAAAGCAGTGTGTCTGATGCGCAAACAATACAACGTTTTCACACTCAATTAACCTCTCAATCTTTGACTCACACAATCAACTTTCCTTTTGCATATTCATCCGCTCCTTCTGTACATGCCTCAATAGAGAGTGCAAATAACATTGTTGCATATGCCATATCTAGTGTAAATAATAATTCATATACTATTCACTTCGAATCAGAAGTGGATCAAAATTATACAATACATACTTTATCTCAAGAAAGAAATTAAAATGGCAACAAATAATAGAATCTCAAATTTAGATGAAGCAACAAGCTTATCTTCCTTCGATTCGTCTTTCATTCCCTCTGGATTCGACCCAAACATTGGCAATCAAGATGATGATGTTCTTTTTATGATTGCATCTTCAGGCATCAGTAATGAAAAAATAAAATTTAAAAATTTAAAAAAATCAATACTTGACACATCAGTTTTATTAAGTGGAGATCAAGAAATCAGGGGTTCAAAAACTTTCATTGATGAGTGTTCTTTTGGTGGGGGCTTGGGGGTGGATTCTTATACTGTGGAAGATTATATTTATCACAAAGATGATTTAGATACTTATATTCAATTCGAGTCGGGCAAGATTAATTTTGCAGCAAATGATTCAATCAATATAGATGTTAGCGGCCAAACCATGAATATTGACAGCACTGGGTCGCTTTCGATAAACACAACATCTTCATCGGGAGCTCTTACGGTAAATGGAGATGGATATTTTAATAATTTATATGTATCAGATGACGCAGGTGGGTTTGTAAAAATATCTTCTCATCCAGAAGAGTCTGTCAATTTCACACTTTCATTAGTTTCAGGAATCTCGCAGTATAATATAGATTTTCCAAAAACTTTTGAGAGTCCCCCATCTGTAACTCTGGATCTTCAGGGATCTGGATCTGCAGCTGTGCCATACCTTATTACGAATGTAACAAATCAGAATTATACAGTTAATTTTGCAAGTAATATACCTAATGATTCGTACAAGATTCACACTCTCGCGAAACCAACAGGAGGAGCGTCTTTTAGACAAACAAAAACAATATCGTTGGTCGAGGATCTTGCATCAGGGCAGTCTTCATTTGAAATAACATATCCAGAAGCATTTATCGCACCACCTATACTGTCAACAAGTTTAGAAAGTGAAAATTTTATCGTTTCTTATCTAATTAGCGAATCAACAACTTCGTCTTTTAAAGTTTCATTTGTGTCAGATCTCCCAGAAGACGCCAAGCTTCATATTCACGCAACGAGATAATGCTTGACAAAGCTTCGACTATCTGGTATAGTTGAAGCATGAAAAATCTATTGTACAGAACCAAATGTTATTTGGTGGGCCACATGCAGTATGTGAGCGGTCGTAATTGGAGAGATCATGTAGCAGAAGAACTTAAACCATTAAGTATTACATGTTTTGATCCATACAAGAAACCCTTCATTAAAGATGTAGAAGAGGACGAAGCTAGTCGCCAAGAAATGGAAACTTGGATGAGCACCAAGCAATATGATCGAGTAACCGAGCGAATGAAAACTGTGCGTGCATACGATTTAAATTTGGTAGATCGCAGTGATTTTATTATTGCACATCTTGTGCCTGAAGTCGCAAGTTGGGGAAGTGCCGAAGAAATTGTCACAGCGGTTCGCGAGAAAAAACCTGTATTCGTTAGTATGGAAGGTGGCAAAGCAAAGACTCCTCTATGGATGCTTGGTATGTTTCCTCATAAATACATTTATAATAGTGTTGACGAAATTATTCAAATGCTGTATGCTATTGATGATGGAAATAAACCTATCGACTCAGACCGTTGGCGGCTTTTAAGAAAAGAGTATAGATGATTACAATTCTCGCCTCCTCATATTTTGAATTTTTTACAGGTGATTTTTTAGCTTTTGGATTATTATCTGCAATTGTTTTTGTATTTCAAAAAAATAAAGACGATGAATTTTATAGTAAATAAAATGCACAATTAAAGATAATATTATTATGGACAAAACCCATATAGTACCATTATCTCATGATCATGAAGAAGATGTGCTCGAAATCATTAGGCTTTCAATATCAAACAATGAAGAAATACATGGGTTATGTTCATTAAAAAATACAGAAAAAAATGTTCTAAGCTTTTATAAGTATGAAGTATTTCAAGCAATATTTAATGATGACCCAGCGCTCGCATGTATTCATAATGAAACTTGCGTAGGATTTTCTTGTTGTTCCACGCAAATTGATAAAATGTATGATACAAAAAGCAAAATAGCTCATGGTATTATTACTATAGTTCACCCAGACTTCAGAAAGGTTGGAATAGGAAGTGATTTAAGATTATCCTTAACTAAAGAATTAAAATTAAGAGGTTTTGATAGTTATATGTTCGAAATATACACTACAAACAAAGCCTCGCTATTAAACGCTCAAAAACTCGCCAAACAATTAAACTGTGACGCAGATTTAATTTCATTTAAAGTTAAAGGAAAAATAGATGTTTTTTGATCAAGTATTAGAATATTTAATTGACAAGCAAGCTTACACAAAGCAACAGCGCAGATTGTTTGATGCATTGGCAAGTGTTTTCATTGAGTTTCCGATTGATAATGAGCCACCCAGCTCGGCTGTTGTTGCTCTTGCGGCAAATTGTGGCTCTGATTTGCCACACGCACTTGCAGCGGGACTAAATTGCATAACCAACCAACACCTTCCAATCAATCAAATCGCAGAGTTCGTATCAAAAAATTACCATAAAAATCCGATTGATGTCGTGCGCGAAAATGATGGAAGAAAAATTCCCGGCTTTGGACATCCTTCAATAAAGCAAGAAGACGCAAGAGTTGTTTATCTTATAACTAATTTCGCCGACCTGATAGATAATCACACAAATTTCTGTTTAAGATTGCAAGAACACATGCCTGTTCCAATGAATATTGGATGCGCAATCGCAGCCCTTTCTCTTGATAGCGGAATTGATCCAAGCAATTGTTTATTTCTTCCATTAATGGGAAGAATGTTTGGGTGGCTTAAACTTTACAATAAAACAAAAAACAAATTTAATAAAGTGGTCCCTTCTTTTGAAAGTATAAAAAATGAAAATCGAAAAAATAATAAATCAATCTCTAGCGCAGAATAAAAATAATTTAGACTTTATAGAACAATCGCGTTCCCTAAGACTGGACAATCAAATCATTGATGGTTTAGGGATTAATTATTCAAAAAAAAACCTTTTAACTATAAAGTTTTACGTAAAAATAGTCAACCAGTACCCAATTGTAAATTCCTGGTTCAAGCAGTTTTTCTTTAAAGAATCAAATTTTCTTAATTACGGGGAACAGCTTTTGATAAATTCACAACTCCCTCAGAACACAGACAGATCAATAGGCTTGTCGGGAGTAGCTCTATCGTTTAGACACCACATAACAAATAACCGTTACTCTAGCGCAATATCAGGGTTAAAAATTAATAAATTAATTAATTATAGCAACTCGGTAGACAAATCAACTTCAGGTATATCACATCATAGGTACTATTATATTTTTAATAAATTCTTAAAAAATCTATTCTTACAATCTTGTAAAATAAATCTCCCAATAAATAAACATGGCCTAGAAATATATTTCACCGGAGAAGGTTTAAATAAAAACAAAGATATATCCCCCAGTTTGTGTTTTA